ATGATTCCATATAGGCCGGCGAATCCATGTGTTGTCAGCCACCCGGAATTTGGCAGCTTGCCGCCATGCTTGGCGACGAGGCGCTTGGCGATTGCGACCCATTCCTGCGGCGTGCGTTTTTTCTTTTCCTGCGGGATGCCGGCGAAGAGCTTCGGACGCCTCCTCATGGCCTCAGAAAGGCTGGAAAAGCCGTGTGTTGTCAGCCACCACGAATTTGGCAGCTTGCCGCCGTGCTTGGCGGCCAGGCGCTTGGCGATGTGGACGTGTTCCGTCACACTTTTATGCGCGCGCACCTGCACGATATGTGCAAACGTGCTGCGATTCTTTTGGATGACCGTGCAAAGCTGCCGGTGCCCGTGTTGCATGAGCCATTGATAATTGGGCAGTTTGCCGTGCTTCCGTGCAAGTTGCTCGGCTTCTCGAACATATTTGGCAACGGTAGCCGCATGACGAGTTGATCGGGACGCGCGTGGCAGGTGGGCAAAGTGGTTAGGGTGGTCTTTCATCGCCTCGAACAGGTTCTTCCGGCCGTGATTCGCAAGCCACCGAAAGCCTGGCACATGACCGTGAATCTTGGCTAGGCGCTCCGCGTCTTGGATATAAGCGGCCAGTAGTTCCTTTCGTCGCGGCGCTTGATGCAAGTGTGCGAAGGCACTGGGATGTTTCCGCAGGGCACGATAGATGTGTTCCTTGCCTATGCGGATAAGCTGTGCAGGTAATTTGCCGCCGTTCGCTCTCGCAAGTTCTTCCGCCTCACGGACGCATTCCGCCAGGGACCGGCCGCGTTGGGGATGTTGTGGAAGGTGCGCGAATGCCCCGGGATATTTCCAGAGCATGGCGGCCAGGGCTGGTTGACCGTGTTTGAGAAACCAGAAGCCTGTCGGCAGCGTACCGTGTTCCCTGACGAAGTGTTCGGCGTCCTTGACATGCTCTAGCAGGCGTTTGCGGCATCGCGCCTGTGGAATGTGGGCGAATGCTTCAGGACGGCGGTTCTTGATGTCAACAAGATCACTGTAGCCATTTGCAAGAAGCCAGCTCAAAGGCGGCAATAGTCCTTTATACTTGCGTCTCATGGCGTCGTTGTATCCACTGGCGTATTGGTCGATTCGTTTCGACCAAGTGCCCGGAGGCTGGCCGGGCACTTGGTCTTGAAGGTTGCGGGCTCACCGGGTTCTCCGTGAACGGTGTCGAAAGGCGTCCGGGCGCTTTTCGATGGCATTGGCAATTACGGGATAGTTTGCCTTCAGCCAGCTTGTGTCCTTCGGCAGCGCGATGTTGTTGGCCGCCAGGTGCTCGGCGGTGCGAACGTGCTCAGCCAGGGTTTTCGTGGAACGGGACATGGTAGGAACTCCGGCGTTCCAGGTGGATGTCCGGCACAATGCCGATCAGTTCTTAGGTGGAAAATGCGGGACGAAGGCGCGAACCGTGCTATTGGTAGGCACGGCGAATTCCTCAACGCCGTTCCGAAGTGCCAGGGCTTCGGCGCGGGCAATGTGCTCGTCAAGTGTTAGGGTGCTCCGGCCGAGAATCCGGCGCATGTCGGTGAAGGTGCTTGTCCCGCAGAGGCCCGAGGCCAGCGTCAGGAAGCCTTCGGACAGGTCCATTGTTTTGAGGACCTCGAAGGGGACTTGCCGCGCTGCCGCCGGACGGTGTAAGCAAACCGTCGCCAGAGCCGTTCCCAAGTGGCCTTCCACCGTTCTTTCGGGATGCCATACTTGCTCAGCAGGCCGCGACATTGACGGTAGGCCGTCTCGTAGTCATGGTCGTGGACGGCGATGAAGAATTCTCGCTGGAATTCAAGAAAGGCGTTGCTGTCGGGGAACAGGTCGATCAACTTGTCCGAGTGGCGGTCGCGTGTGCGCCTGCTCCGTTTACACTTGGCGTCCGGTCCCGTGACGCTGATCGGCAGGAATACGTCCTCCAAGAGCATGGCCGCAAACATCACGGTAAGGATGCTGTTTTGCCGATCCTTGAAGTCCTTGCAGTTCGGCACGGCGGCCGGGAGCACCTGGTAGACTTCCGCGTGTTTCTTGCCGGGGCCGCGACGGAAGAGGCGGCCAATCATCTGAATCTTCTCGGGGATCGAGTACCGCTCGCCAAGAATGATGCAGCGCTGGGCGGAATCCCAGTCGAAACCTTCTTTGCAGGTGTCGAGCGCTAGGATGATGTCCACCTTCTTGCTCTTGTCCTCTTTGCTGCGGTCAAGGTAGTGTTTACGTGCGGCCCGGCCCTGCTCGGTCACAAGGTCAAGAATATGCAGGTGTCCGATACGAATGAGCCTCGCACCTGTCTCGGGGTCCGTGATTCGCTTGGCTGCCTTGTGGTAAAGTTGCGAAAGCTGCCGAATGATTTTTCGGACCTCCGTGTACTTGCAGGCTTCTGCATAACGGCTGTTGCGCTTGGCCAGATAGAGGATGGTGGACGCCTGCCGCCGGAAGATGCGTTTCAAGGCTTCCAGAGTGCTGCCGCAAATGACCCTGAACTCGAACGACTCGACAGGGGCGCACTCTCGAAAGTATTCCTCGTAGTCGATGTGGGCCTCCACGAATTGAGCTTCCCGCAGCGCGTCCGGGATGATGTGCCGCATGTCGCCGCGCTGGTAAGTGGCTGTGGCTAAGCCGACATGGGTGCCACGGTGGGCGGCAGCGTGCTTGACCAGTTCACCGAGCGCATTGCTGATCGTCTCGCGGCTGTTGACGACTTGGGCGTTCATTACGTGGTGCCCTTCGTCAATCCAGACTAGCGTGTTCTTGAGCGCATCTAGTCGGTTGCTGCGCTTCAGTCGGCGATACGCTTGCGCCAGCGTGGCATGGGTACAAATGAGGATGCGGTCGGCGAGACTGATGGGCCGCCGGGTGAGAAAGCTGAGAAGCTCGTGGACCGTGTTGAGGGTGTACGGTTCACAGAGATTGTACTGTACCTCCCATCGGAGGCGTTCGGCGTGTCCCGGCACATGAAGCTGCCAGTCACGTCGGAAATTGCTGCCGATGGTGGTTTGCGGAACGGCGATAACGCAACGCAGACGTGGATCGCGCAGTAGCTTGGCCAGCGTCAGGATGCACATGGCGAGGCTCTTGCCCCACCCTGTAGGTGCTTCCAGAATCATGCAACGGGCGTCCTTGAGAACGCGGACCACCTTGTTCTGCGAATCCCGTAGCACGGGCTCGGCCGGCGGGGCGATTGGCGGGAGGGCAACACGATCCCACCGGTGGGAAATCAGACGTTGTGTTTTCAGAGTCATTTCACGTCTCCTTACACTTTCCACATCAACGTCCGTGTGGGCCGCCATAGGGAATCCGCGCAAAAAAACGCCGGCCCGGCATCGACAAGTGCCGCCGGAGAGCGGGTTCAAGGGGTTGTGCGGATTGTGCGGCCTAGCGGCGGCGGCATCCAAGCCGTCCGTGACGGCAAGCGCAGCCGCGCCGCACCGGCCATGTCTCCATTGCCGATTCGACGGCAGCGGGCGGCCGGGCGATTTCAGCCGTCACTTCGACGGTTGCCACGCGGAAAGAAACCGGGAGCGGGGCCGCGGCAGTCGTGACGGGCGGTGGGGCCAGCGTGGGCAGGAGAGCGACGGGTGTGTCCGCGGCCCGCTCCGGGGCTGCTGATGGCTGAGGCAGGTCAGGCGGCGAGTGGTGAGCAGCCAAGACGCTCAGGGCCGCGACAAAGGCCATCAGCACAAGGAGAACAGCCCTGGCGGGCTGGAAGTTGGTGACGGCAGGCGTTCTCATGGTGTTGCTACAGGGTCAGTGGGCTCTGGGGTTCAGGCTAAGATCAGCCGGGGCAACCATAGCGGGCTTCAAGGGAACTGGTGCTCAGAGGTGCCGCTTCATGCCGCTCCATACTCCACGATCACGCCGGGCAGTTCTTGCAGCCGGCGGAAGGCGGCCTTTCGCTGGGGGTCGTCGCCGGTGTAGACGAGCTTGAGCAGGTCCTTGGCGTCCAGGGCGGGCATCGGTATGTCCCGGCCCAAGACCGTCACAATGTCATCGCAATGGGCGTTTGCAATGGACCGGCTAATGTGGAGTACGGGCATGTCTTCCTCTCGGTGGAAAGTGCAACGGTGTTGTCGATCATGGGACGTGGTGCTCGTTGACCTCGTGGAGGATGTGGCGGATGTACCGGCGGGCCGACTTGAAGCGCAGCACCAGGGCACTGCCGAGGCAACCGCCGATGGCCATGCCGACGCCGGAGAGGGCTGAGTTGCCCAGGTTGACTAGCGTTGCGGTTCCGTGCATCACGGCGTAGGTGATGGCGGAGCCCGTGGCCCCGGCCACGACCAGCAGGGCCAGCGCCCCGGTGACAAACGCGATCAGACGCTTCATGGCGGACTCCCGCTGGGACGGTTGCAGGAAGAGACGCTCGCCCCAAGCACGAATCGTGTCGCGCACCAGGGGGCCGTGGTTGCTAGGCTCCAAGAGGACCGTGGCGGTGCGGCCGGCGTTCTCGATGGTCAGCCACAGGCCCTCGTCGTTTCTGGTCACGTCCACGGTCGCTTTTGCAGTCTCAACGGGCATGTTGGATTCCTTTGCTTCGGGGTCACTCCAAGGGCGGCAGGGCAAGATCGCGGGCGATCTTCGCAGCCAGCTTGTGCTCCAAGGTGTCGAGCCCTTCGCTGGCCGCGATGTCGTAGAGATACTCGTAGACGCGACGCGCTTCGGTCGCGCTGAGGACCACGATCACGCTTCCGTCAATGTCCGTACTCGGCATCAAACCAGCCTCCGCTCGTAGGATGTGGAAACGGCCATCCGTGGCCAGTACAAAGGCAGCACCGGGCACAACCCTGCCTGCTATTGGGCCGTGGATGGCTCGCTCGTGGCGGCGGGACGCAGCTTGCGCCACACCCGCTGCTCCAGGCGCGGGGCACGAAGCGTCTTGAAGACCCGCGTCAAGGCGGCGGTCGCGGCATCCTCGGCCTTCTTCAACTCGGTCAGGGCCAAGGTGACGATCCCCGCGGCCTCCACGCCGACCGACACGTCGGCGAGGATCGCCTGCTTATCGGTGCTGCTGGCCCACTTGGCGTCATTGGCCGTGTGCAGGGCGGTCAACAGGCTTTGCAGCTTCTCGCGGGCCTCGGCAAGCGTCTGCGGCGGGTTGCCTTCCAGGTCGTTGACGAGACGCTCGACGACTTGGGCCGGCGTGTTCTTGGCGAGTTCTGAGGTACGGCTGGAATCGGACATGGTAGCGATCTCCAAGGGGGTTAAAGGTGACAAGTAGAAGTGGTGCCGCCGTCGATCAACGCGCCCGGCACCGTGGGCTTATTCCAACCAGGGGTCAGGAGCGTTTGGGTCTGGTTGCTTGACGGGCTCTTGACGGCTTACCCGAAAACTAGGACGAGTGGTTGTGGCCGGTTAGGGCCTCATTGATGAACATGGCGTCCCATGCCACGGTGCGGTCCAGGATGTAGCCGTGGGGCTCCAGGATGCGCCGCAATCGCATCAGTTCGCCGGCATCTTCGCGGTACTCCACGGTCAGGCAGCGGAAGCGGTGGGTCGGACAACCGTAGCGGAAGAATTCTCCCAAGACTGTGACTTCGGCCCCTTCGATGTCGAGCGAGAAGTAGTCGATGACCCCTGGTGCCTTGCTGAGCGCCAGCAGGTCCGCGAGCCTGATGGTCGTGACCCAGATCTCCTCGGCACGCCGATGCTCGTGTTCCCGACGCCAGGCGTCCGGCAGGAAAGCCGTCAGGCCGCCCCACTGGCCGCCACGAGTGAATCGCACCGTGCTGTCGCTGGTGCAACTCAAGGCGCGGGTGACGTGCTGACAATTCGGCCGGTTGTCGCGGGCCCGCTTGCTCAGGTCGGGGTCTGCCTCCACCAACAGGCCGGTCCAATCGAAATGATGCTCCAAAGCCAGCGTGTTGCTGTGCTGGAAACCGTCGTTGATGCCGCACTCCACGAAATAGCCGCCGGTCAGGCCGCGAAGGGTCTCAATCACCCACTCGTCCTGCCGGGTGGCTGGCTGGGAAGCAAGCATCACGTCTCGGTTAAAGAGCCGGCGGGTTCGCATCAGTGGGGCCTCATACGCTTGATGCCCGTGCGAAGCAGTTGCACCACGGCCACGGCGTCTTCCAGGGCAGTGTGGGCGACCTTCGGGTTCATGCCCGCCCGCTCGTAGCACGTCTTGCTGTCGGGCAGCTTTTCGTCGCCAGGCAGCCAGAAGAGCATTGCCGGGTCCAGCGTGCGGTGACTGAAGCGGACCTTGTTCTCGAAGTCCGGCAACCGCTTGAGGAACTGCCGGTCGAAGCTGGCGAAGTTCTTGCCGGCCGGCGTGATCGACTTGGACAGGTCCCATGCGCAACCGCCGAGCCAAGCGGCCATCTTGCCGGCTACTTCCTCCGGCAGCAGCAAGTCTTCACCCTTCTCCGGGTCGGCGAGCCGCCGCAGGGTTTCCCCATTCAGTGCGAGAGCGTATGGCTGCCCGACGATCTGCTTGTGGACCACGTAGCAGTGGAACGTCGGCAGTTCGCGTAGGGGCCGTGTCCAGTCGTCATAGACGGCACCGATCTCAAGGATTTGGCACACGTTCGGGTCCAGGCCGGTCGTTTCGATGTCGATGCTCACGTAGGGCAGCGCCGGCTTCGGATTGGGCAGCCGTGGCTCGCTGAGGCCGTAGGCAAACTCACCCTGCCAGCCGCACGCGCACCGGGCGATGGTACAGCCCGGGTCGGTCGGGTCGAGTTGCCGTAGCGGCCATTCGCATTCGGGGCACAACTTCATTGGATCACCGTGTTGTGTCGGGCCAGGGTTTCGCGGACCCAATCTTCCGTGGCGTGGTGCCACGCGCCGCACGAGCAGGGGCCGACCAGCATGTCGCAAGGCTCATGGGAGGCGTTGTAGTGGTAGTCGGTCCACTCCGCAGGCCAGGGCACCATGCCGCTGGAAGCCGTTTTCAGGACGACGGACGGCAGGGCGTGGGGCCGTCGCAAGGCCGTGAACAGTTCCACCAGCGAGTGCAAGGCGTTGCGAACCTCAGCCTTGATCCGGTGCAGGTCCATCTCTGTGGCGTTGCCGGCGTCGTAGACCTGCTCGGCGACAAGCTCTTGCCGGCACACGTCCCGAAACAACGTGAGGGCCTGGACCGCCGCCAGGACCGGGTTGAACTGGTCGCTGGGCGGCGGTGCCTTGGCCGTCTCGCCGCTGTCGCCGAACCACCCGCAGGCATCGCAGTAGCGGCAGTCATCGCCACTGTCGTCCAGGGGTGTTCCGCACTTCGGACAGAACTCAGCCATGCCGGGGATTCTTTCCGATGTTGGGGTCGCGCGGGACGTTCTTGAACGCGGCGTTGAACTCCCGGACGGCACGCTCCGCTTCCTTGTCGCCGAACCGCTTCTTGATCTGAGCCAGGATGCTGGTGGCCTTGCTGGTGGGCGTATTGTGACGGCTCATTTGCAGCTTGAGGGTTTCCCGCAGGGCGTCCAGTTGGGCGTCGGTGCCGTACTGGTTGCCCTCTTTCGGGTTGCCGACCAGCGAGCGCGAGGCGGCGTTCTTCGCCAGCGGTAGTTGTCTGACTCGTGGGCGCGCCATTGCTCACCTGCCTTTCGGTCCGCTGGCGGGGAGCGTTCTGGTCGGCGGACGCCGGCCTTCTTCGGGATCACGCTCGATGCCGCGGAAAGTGAGGTTGAACTCCCGGATGGCCCGTTGAAGTTCCTTCTGGCCGTACTGCGTCCTGATCTGGTCCATGACGGCCTGGGCCTTCTTGCCGGCGGCGCGCCGGCTTTGGGCCTTGAGGCTCTCGCGCAGCTTGGCGAGTTCCACCTTGCCGCGGTCCTTCTGGTTGCCCACCAGCTTGTTTTGGGCGCGAACCTGGGCGGCCATCATCGCGGTCAGGGGCAGTTGTTTCGCTTGTGCTCTCGGCATGGTTCACCTCGGGCCGTTGCTGTCGCCAAGATGTTCGGGGATCACGTCCATCCCCTTGTAGGTCGGGTTGATAAGCCGCAGGGCGGTTGGCGGAATCTTGTCACGGCCCTTGGCGGCCGTTTTCTTCAGTGCGCCGGCGATCTTGGCCTTGGCCTGCGGACCCTTGGTTCGGGCCTGTGCTTGCAGGTCCTCGCGCAGGGCGGCCAATCCCGCCTTGCTGCGGCGGGCGGCCAGGGCCTTGCGGCGGCCGTCCAGGCTGGTAGCTTCTTCCATGCTCACCTTGTTGTCGGTTTGTCTTGCACGGGGCTTCCCCATGTCACGCTCCAGCTTCTTGTTGCGTCGCCCACGGCCCCGTCGAGCACGGCGTAGGCTTTGCGGTTGATCTTCTTCTTGATCCACAAGGGGAACCCTCGCGGGATCATGCCGAAGAGGTCTTGCAAGCCGCGGACGCCTGTGGCCTCACAGGCTTGCAACCAACGAGCGTAATGCCGCTCACAGTCCTCTTGGGCCGCCTTCATCGTCTTGTAGAGGCGGTGCCTGTCGTTCACGAAGTCCCACATCTCGAAGGACTCGTCCGATCCGCCGTAGTGCGGAATCACAAGCCGCACGCCGGCCTGGAACCGGGCCGGCACCCGCACGCCGAAGATCGCCCTGCGCCAGATGATCCGGTAGCCCTCCGGCGTGAACCATGTCCGGCGGACCTTTTGATTCTGGCCGCGCTTCTTCTTGCGGACGAAGTTCATGGCTACTGGCGACTGGCGAGGACTTCCAGGTGATCGTTGAGGTCGTCCAGTCTGCGGGCGATCTGGTTGAGCCGTTCCGCGACCATCAGTTGGATGATGGCGGAATTGTCGATGCGCAGATTGGCCGCCTGCACCTTGTCGCGGAAGGCCAGAAAGGCAGTCACGGTGTTGCCTGCGTCAGTCTCGGTGCGGGTCATTCTTTCCTCCCGATGCCCTTTCCGCGGCCGGCACGCGGATGGAGCGGGCTGTAGTGATCGTGGTAGGCCGGTGGCGACAGGAGGGTCCGGTAGGCCCGTCGCTTGCCGCATTTCGGGCACTTGAACGGCCCCTTGGCGTTGCGGTTCTGCCACGACTCGAAGTAGGCGTCACAGGCCCGGCAGTGCATGTCGTAGAGCGTCATGCCGTCCTCACAGGGTCTCGGGCTTGGGCACGATGACCGTGTTCTGCACGTTCCGAATCGTCAGACGGCTGCCGAGGGAGTTGAAGCCCACGATGCTGTCGTCGTTGACCTGGGTGACGTTCAGTTTGTTGAGCCACATCTTGCTGCCCCGGCGCACGGGGTAAACGACGACGTGGCCAGCCTCGATGATGCGGCCGGTGAAATCTCGGGCGGGGGTCATGCAACCTCCAGGCTCTCGTAATGGGGGACCTTCGGCGGAAACTTGTGTTTCAACTGCTTCGACAGTTCCGCCAGGATGGTGTCGAGGGCAGCCTTGTAGTTGACGACGTGCCGCAGCCGGGTCAGCAGTTCCCTGCTCGGCCGCGTGCCCTGGAAGACCAACGCCTTCATCTCGGGCCAGAAGGTCGGGTGAATGTCGTTCTGCTCCAGGATCAGTTCGAGTTTCTCGCTGCTCATGTTGCTCCCTTTCACGCTGTTGAAGTGGTGTCCCCACACTTTCCACATCAACGTTCGCGCGACCCGTCAGAGTGAATTTCGCTCCCCGACGAGGTTTTTCAGCACGCGATGGAGCAGGTCCCACGCTAAGAGCCGCTTGCGCGGAAAATCCGTTACTATGCCATGCTGCCACGGCCATCCGGCGGCGTCCCGCAGGTCGGCGAAGTAATTGCCGCGGGTCTTACTGCCGGTGCCCAGGTTCGTGATGGTGCCCGTGGCGAGGGTCCGTTTGCGGGCCTCGCAGCCGCCGGGCCAGAGTTCGATCCGCACGACCAGCATCGGGTCAGCCTTGCCAAACGGCACGGTGAGGGTAGTTGATCGGGGCCAGGCCGTTTTCGGCGGCGATCCGAAGGCAATACTCCCGGTCCAGCTCGATCAGGGTGCAGGGGAGATTGATGCGTTTACACACACGGAGCGTGGTCCCGGTGCCGGCGAAGGGGTCCAAAACCGTGCCGGCCGGCGGGGTAGTCAGCTTCAGGCAGCGCTCGACCAGGCCCTCATTCAGTTGGGTCGGGTGCCAGGTGCGACGCTGCTTGCTGTTGCCCACGACGCGGGTGAAGTCGAACACGTCGCCGGGCACCCGGCCTCGCGGGTCTGCTCGCTTGTCGCCGTTCTCTTGCCGCCATGACGGCACGCGGATGGCGTCGGGGAAGAGCGGCGCGTCGTGCCAGCGGAGCCGCCAGAGCGGCCGGTGGTTGTTGCCCAGGTCATGGTGGTTGTGCTGGCCGAAGGTGTAGGTCTGGACACAGGGCTTGACTTCCAGGCCGCGAAGCCGCTCCAACATGCCGGCCACGATGCGGCCGGTCTCGAAGGTCCACCGGGCGTTGAACGACAACCAGACGGTCTTGGCCTTGTAGATGAAGTGATGGAGCCACTCGCCGAGCAAGCCGAGGTACTTGTCGTCCGGCAGCTTGTCCCGGTAGGTGGCATAGTCCAGGCCGAGGTTGTCCGGCGGGTCCGCGAAGATCGTGTCCACGGGCTCCAGGCTTGGGAGCACTTCCAGGCAGTCGCCGCTGTAGAGGTGGTAGTTCATAAGGTGCAGGGTCGATGTGGGTGGCCATGCCAGGAAGCGCGTCGATCACCGCTGCCTCGCCCGTAGGCTGACGACTACGAAAGTGCCCAACCAGCCGCCGAGGATGTAGACGGCCACGGCCAGGAAACACTTCTCCACGATGAGGACTGTGGAGACGACGGTGCAGAAGTAGAGCAGCGCGCTCAGGTTTGCCGCTGCCAGCGGCCGGCGCATCTGGACGGCATCGACGCACAGCGTCCACACCAGGTCCATGATGAACCCGCAGAGAAACGCAAGGCTGATGACGGCCCACGACATGGCTAACCGGGAAGAATGAGACGAGGGGGCGGAGGAGCCATGACGGCATCCGGTTGGGCCTTTCGGACCCCGAAGGTCACGGACGGCAACAGATCGGTCAGGCCGTAGACCTCGCCCTCCCGGACGTATTCCAGGGTGATGGCGGCGTCCGGGATGCCGTGCCGGTTGATGGCCTCTTCCAGGCTGCTGAACACCTGCGTCAGACGGGCGGGCGTCAGCAGCGCCAGCAACACGCGCTGGCGGACTTCCACGGGGATTTGGAAGCGAAGGGAGGCTTCCGGCTCCGGTTTCGGTTCGGGTTGCGCATCAGTGGACATTGGCTACCTCTTGAATTGGGGCCGGGTGACTTCGTTGAACCAGTCGTCGTAGGGGCCGGCGGTCTTGCCCAGGCTCAGGGCCGTCTCCTCCAGCACCTCGCGGCGGCCGGCGTTCTCCTCGGGCGTCAGGTCCGGGAAGATGTTGCCGGAGGTGACGGCTTCCCAGCAACGACCGACACGCTCCAAGAGCTTCGTTTGGTGGTCAGCCTTGATGCGGGCGCGATGATTGGCGACCCGCAGCAAGGGCGCGGGGCTGGCCGGCTTGGCGGCGATCTCTTCGATCATGCCGACCACGTTCTCGTCGCCTGGCTTCTCGCCCAGCAACCAGCCGTAGAGGCAGAGTTGGTCGGCGTACTCTTCGTTGCAACACTCCATGTAGCCGGCGTTGACGATGAAGCCGCGGTGGTTGAACTCCAGGAAGTTGGTGTGCTGGGTCCCGTGGCTCTTGCTCGGCTTCTCGCTCCGGTAGCCGTCGCGGCAGAGCATGTAGCCCTTCGACGGGCTGGTGGCGTACTTGCTGCAATACCCGCGGACCTTCCAGTCCAGGATGCAGTGGATCAGGCCGAGGCCGAAGTCCAGCACGAAGCGGCAGTCCGGCTTGCCCGTGAACGGCGCGCCGGCAATGACGCCATCGACCTTGAACTCGAAGCGCGGCCTCTCAACCGACCTTTGCAGCAGGGCGAGCAGCTCGTCGAAGCTGCCGGTCAGCTTGTAGCAATCGAAGACGTGCTGGCCGGCGGCACGGGCGAAATCCCGGCACGGCTCTTCGACCTGGCTCTCAAAGATCGCCTCAAAGGCGAACTTTGGATCGGCCCCGGTGCCGAAGAGGGCGGCCTGCAATGCGGACTTCACGTAGGCGTCGAAGCTGGCACCCACGGCCATCGGCGGCTCCTGCGGCAGGCGCGGAGCCGCGTGGTCTGCCTGATAGCGCAGGTAGAACTCCTCGGGGTTCTTTTCCCAGAGGGTCAAGGACGAGTAGCTGAGGCTCTTAGGTGTTCGCATCGGACGGCTGCGCGTTGAGGGTGAGGGTGCCAGGGCCAACGTCGATCGTCGTGTCACCGGCCTGAATCTGACCGTGCGTGGTGTGAACGACGCTGGCCGGCATGGGGGCTGCCGGCTCCGGTGGTGGTTCCGGCGCAGCCTTCTCGGTCTGTTGGGCCACCAGGTTCTTGAAGCGCTGCTGGACGGCCGCGGGGATTGGGGCCGGTGGCTCGGTGGTTGGCCAGTGCCCCAGGATGCTGGCGACGATCGCCTGGGTACGAACGACCGGCGGCATAGCCGCCATCGCCCGAAGGCGAGGCAGGCAGCACTTCTTCGCCTTCTTGCCACTGCCGCAGGGACAGAGTTGGTTGCGGCGAATGTCCACCCGCCTCTGGACCGGGAGGACCGGGCCACGATACTTCGGCAAACGGCCTCGTGCGGCGTTGCCGCCCGGGGGATTGCCGGCAGAGACGATGATGGCGTTGTCAGGGCTCATGTGATTGCTCACCTGTGTGGGCCGGGTGGATTCGGATGCGGGGCCGGTGGCTGTGGCCTCGGCGGCTCCGGCCGCGGCACAGGCGGTCTCGGCGGCTCCGGTCTCGGTGGCTCCGGCCGTGGGGTCGGCCGCGGCTGCGGGCTCGGATGCGGCCGGCGTCGATTCGGGACCACGGGCACCACAATGGGCGGTTCCGGCACGATGATCGGTCGTGGCACGGGAACCGGGATCGGAACTGGAATCGGGATCGGCTGACGCAGTGGTCGCGGCGGCGGGACCGGCTCGCAGCCGATCAGTGCCGCGAGCAAGAGCAGGGAAAGGTAACGCATGTTTGTCCTCCATCTGCCACATCAACATTTCAGGCGGAAGTTAGAGCGATTCCAAAAGAAGCCGGTTACTGCGCGTTTTGCTGGCGTCGGTATGATCTCCGCTACTCCACACGCCCTTGATAAGCTCCCGCCCAAGGCCACCCACCACCGAAACATAGGCGGCCACCCTCACCGGCTCATGGGTCCCATCAGTAATCGAAGGCGTGGGCGACCATTGCCTTCATGGTTCTTTTCCCCAGGGAATCTGGTGCCACACACGCTCGTGTTCGTAGAACAGGATCAGCTTCACGATGAAGCAAATGGCCGTGAACACCGCGCAGCCGCCAATGTTCCCGAACATCAAGTAGGCGAGACCAAAGCACACGAGATTGCTGAAGGTCTCCCAAGTCAGGGCCTTGGTGACGGTACGCTTGCGGGTGCTTGGATCGTGTTTCATTTCCTGCCTCGCTTGACGAGACTGGTGCGCCTGTCGCGGGTTTCCCGACAGTTCTCACCCATCCAGTTGAAGAAGTACCAGCGATTGAGTCGGTCAATCACCGGGTCATGGGCAATGTGCCGGAGGTACTTCTTCACCTCGTCCCATGTCGAGAAGATCATCTCGAAGGGGACGGTGCCGAAAAGCCAGTCCGGCGTGTGCTCAACGCCCTGCTCCACGCGGATCAACACCGGCTTTTTCATGCGGTTCGCCCAGAACAACTCCTCGTATGTGCCGCAGGCATGGACCTCCATGTCCAGGTTGACGACCAGGAAGTCGCAGATGTCCACCATCCGCAGATCGACGGGGCGGACTTGCTTCATCTGGCCGCGGACGAACTCGAAGTCGCCGGCCCGCTTTGCCTTGTGCCGGAGGGCACGGTTCTCCAGGTCTTCGACGCCAATGTCGATGGGTTTGCGCGTGGGGTCGAGCCAGAGAACCTTCAAGTCCTTGAGGCTCTGGATCAGGTCTTGACGCCAGCCGATGCCGCCGTCTGTCACCCGGTCCATCGCCCCGCACAAGTAGCCGCGGTTCAGGGCGAGGCGGTTCATCTTCTTCATGGTGCGCTCAGCAAGTCGCCAAGAATGGTCCGCTGTCTCTGCTGCAACTCGGCAAAGGCTTCCGATGTAAAAGCGTCCGACCGCTGGAGGTACTCGTGCCAGTTCCGTTCATCGCGGGTGAAGAATCGGAGCACTTTCGCAGGTGGTAGCAGATAAACGTCGTGGAGTATGCTTCTCACGGCAGCAAGCCTTTATAGTTGGCCACGCCAACGCCTAGCCGCGTGCAGCCCAGGCCCAAGTACAAGCAGGCGTCCTGGTGGGTCTTGATGCCGCCGCTGGCCTTCACCTTGGCTGCCCCTTGGGCTGCCTCCAACATCAGCTCCACGGCCCAGGGCGTCGCGCCGCTTGGCCCGAAGCCGGTGGACGTTTTCACGAAGTCCACACCGTAGTCCACGCACAGGCGCGTCGCCTCCAGGACTTGACGCGGTTGGTAGTAGCACGTCTCCAGGATCGCTTTGACGAGCACCTTGCGGTCGTGTGCCGCCTTGACGATGCGGCCGAGTTCCTGGGCCACCACCACGATGCGGCCCTCCAGGAAGCGGCCGTAGTTAATCACCACGTCCACTTCCACCGCGCCGTCGTCGATGGCGCGCATGGTTTCCAGCAGCTTGACCTCCGGCGACGTGTTGCCGTGCGGAAAGCCGACCACGGAGCAGACTCGTGGTGTGACCTGTTTGGCGACGGCGACGTTGTAGCTGGCCACGCAGACGGACGCGGCCCCGATCTCTTCGACTTCGCGGGCAGCCCCACTCGCGTCCTGTAGAGTGGCGTCCGGCCGCAACAGGGCGATGTCCAGGGCCTTGACGATCTGGTCTCGCGGCAAGGCCGGGATTTCGTGGGGTTGGGCGTTTTCGGGGATTACGTCAGTCGGAGGCATGGTCGCTAGAAATTGGTGAACAGGACTTCGACCTTGTTGCTGCACTTGCCTCGGCGCTCGCAAGCGCCGCGGCGAGGCGTATCACGCTCGATGCGGTTCCAGCCGGAGAAGAAGTTGTCGGCGGCCGGCGACTCGGAAACGACGACCCTTGCGGTGGCAGCCCTCAGCAGCTCGACCATCGCCGGATAGTCGATCCGGTAACGGTATTCCGCTTCGTGGCCAAAATACGGCGGGTCCACATAGATCAAGGTGTCCGGTCCGGTCCTGTAGACGCGCTCGATGGCGGCGAGTCCATCTTCGTGCAAGAGCGCGACATTACGGACTCGATTGGCCGCCGGCAGCACCCGCAGGAACCAGTCGGCCCACACCTCGGACTTCGGCTTGTGCGGGGCCGGGCACTTATCCAGGGACCACGTTGAGGAGTTGCCATCACCGCAGTAGAACTGTGTGCCCTGCGCCATCAGCAATACGGCTTGCTCGATGTCGCCCACGGGCTGCTCCCGCCAATTGGCGGCCGAATAGGGCGTGGCCCAAAGCAAAGCGGCCAGTTGCTCCGGCTGCGACTTGATGGCCCGCCACATGCCCATGATTCGGTCATCCAGATCGTTGATGATCTCGACGAACGAGCGAGGCTTGGCCAGCAGCACGGCAGCCGAGGCGCAGCACGGCTCCATGTAGACCCGGTGCTCCGGGAAGTGCGAGGCAATCCACTTGGCGATGGATGCCTTGCCACCGTACTGCCGATAGGTGATTTGGGGCGTGGCCGTCACAGTTGCTTCTCTGGGTGCTGTCCTACGCGATTGCCCCCTGCCGCCATTTCCGGGGTGTGGTCGGTCTGAAGGTTCATGCTTGCCCGTTCAGCCCTTCTTGGTGGCGAGGTAGGCCACGACACAAATGGTGGCAATGCCCAGGATCATGCAGACGGCGGCGGCCGGCGGGCTGGTGATCGTAATGACGATCCCGCCGAGCACGACGATGGTGATGGTGGCAAGGGTGCTGTCCATTACTCGCCTCGCAGTCGTTTTATGGCTTGGAGATAGTGGGTTTCGCAGTTGCGGCAGTTCCGGCAGTAGCTTGATTCGATGCTGCTGCACATGGAGACCAGCCGGTTGTCTCGGTGGCGTGACATGACCCACCGCATGAATGCCTTGGTCGGGCACCAGTACGAGTTGATGTGGCGGACTCGCCACTCGTAGCACGGGCTGCCTACGGCCCGCTGCACCTCATCGGGGACGACCGGCTCATGGTCGTAGTAGGCCATGAAGGTGATGACCACGGGCACCTTGGCGGCCGTCCAAGCGGCCGTGGCCTTGTCCACCAGGGCCAGGTTGGTGGCCGACGTGCGAAGCCGCACGAACATCAGGTTCGAGGCCGGCGAGTACCAGTCGTCCCAGTGCCAAATTGGCCAGGCGTACCGGCCCTCGTCCTCTTCTCTCGGATTGGCCGTCAGGACGACCGGCCCGGGGAAATCAAACCGGGGCTTGGAGGTGTTGAAGAAGAACCGCTTGTACCTCTTGGCGGTCTCGATCACCAGGTCTCGCTGATTGTTGCTGTCGTTGCCGCAGTTCACTCGCACGATGCCGTCGCCAACCTCCTCGGGCGTCGGGACGTGCGGCTTGTCGATGGGCACGTAGTAGGCCCCCGGCCGGTTGTAAAAGCACTGATTACAGCCGATGGGGCAAGGGCCGATCTGTGGGATGCAGTCCCAGAACGGCGTGCCCTCCTGCTTCGGGTTGCGGACGGTGCTCATGGTTGGGCCCTATTCATGCTTCTCCGCGCAGGGGATCGTCGTCGTGCTCGATGATCTCTTCGTTCCACTGGCCGGCTTGGCACCTCACGTCACAAAAGGCGTCAATGACTCTGGCCACCTCGGGGTGCGCTTCACGATGCCGCAAGATGACTCGCTGGTTGTTGAAGGCCACACGCTTCAAGCGGCAGCGGTACGTGACGCCGGCCGCTCGCAACGCGGCCCGCAGCTCGCGGTAAAGCTGGCAACTCTCTTCCAGGTCCGGTCCCATGAAGAAGAAGGACTGCCAGAGATCATTGATCTGTAGCTGAAGGTGATGGATCATCCTCTAGCTCACGACGGTCCTTCTGTTTCAGGCAGCCACGGAGCCGTTTGGCCCCCTGGCGTTTAGCCCGCCTCCCATGCCCGTCGTGCGTGTTGAAGCAGCGGGTGTCGTTGGTCTGGGTGCGGGCAATCGCCATGATCTCGGCGCGCTTGACCCTGGCGCTCACTCCACGTCCCTCCGCCGCCAGTAGCGCGCTTCCTTGGGAATGCCGTCATCGGTCAGTTCGCGGTACTTGAGGCTGACGGTCTGCCCCTTCTTGAACTGCTGCCCTTCGACCCAGTAGGGAGCGTCGATGCCAGGGTTGTTGGCAGCCCAGTCACGGGCCATCGGATCGGCGAATTCGCGCTCGGCGTCGGTCAGGCCGGCCAACTCCAGCCGCTTGCCCTGGTAGTCCACGATCAGGGCACCGATCTTGCCCAGAAGCCGGTTGCCCTTGGCAGTCTCCCGGCCGCTGGTGAAGCCCACCACGCGGGCCTCGGCGTCCTGGAAGGGCTTGTACTTGAGGATGGAGCGATGGCGTCGGGGCGTCCAAACCGCCTCGGGGTTGCGAATCACCACACCCTCGCCGCCCCGGTCCAAGACCCGTTGCAGGTAGGCTTCCACCTGGTCGCCGGCCTCCCGCGGAATGTCGATCAGCTTCGTCTGGGGGTGCAAGTAGCAGATCGAGGCCGGGGTGTTTTCCAGGGCCTTGTTCAGTACCGTCAGCTCTTTGCCGAAAGGCTGGCCAGGCTGGAGAAATCTGAAGTCATCGCCAAGACAGCGTTTCGGGACGGGAACGCCCTCGAAACGCTCTTCCCTGCCGTAGAGCCGTCGCCTGATCCACGCTTCGGCCGCGAGGTAATCGACGTTGCAGACCATGTTGGCGTTCTTGATCTGCCCGGTGCTGAAGATCGCGCCCAGCGGCGGCGTGGAGTAGACCGCGAAGACGATCTTGTCGAACCGCTCGTCGGGAACGTCGCCGCCGCAGATCGACCGGCAGAGCTGGAATTTGCCCCGCCCCGCCCACAATTCGCCGTCCAGCGGGCAGCTCGGGAGCTGGTTGAGCCACCAGTCCGGGGCCATGATGGGGTTGCCGTAGCGGCTCCACAGGCCGGTCGCCACGGGCTTGATCTTGGCCTTCTTCCCGCCGGTCTTCGGGTCGATGACGCTGGCCCAGGGGACTTGTTCGGTGGGGAGCCCGCGGCTGAGCCCGCCGTCCCAGAAACAGCGGGTGCCGTCGAGTTTCTCCGAAATGAACCAGCCAGCCACATCATGCTTGGACGGGTCGTAATGGTCGGCTAGTTGCAGGAATTCACGTCTTGCCATCTATGCGGCCTTTAGCGGGAGCGGACTAGGATCAACGTTGTCCCCACACTTTCCACATCAACGAAACTGCCGCGGCCCATAGTGAATCCGCGCGGATTTCAGAAGAATTTCTCCAATTGCGATTCGACGGCCTCAAAGGGCTCGGCCTCCCGCAGCCGGTTCCAGGGTCGCGGGACCAAGATGCCGCACCCGCCCCGCTGCTCGAAGCGGCGGATGTTTTCTTCCAGGTCGTCGATCAGCAGCGCGCCGGGACGGCCGAAGAGATGCTTGCGGGGCGTGATGGCGTACTGCCGGTGCATCCACGGCGGCATGTGCCGATGAATCCAATCCAGCTTGCCGGCCAGACTCTCCGGGCACTTCGTCGGGCTGGTGGCAAGGCAGACGTTCTCCCGCCCGACCAGCCGGGCCGCCCGATGAAGGACCCAGGGGAAGAGTTCAGACGTGGGGCATTCGAGCCAGGCGGTCCGCGTGATGGTCTTCCAAAACTGGGCCGGCCCGGTGAACCTTGGTCGGCCGAGCAGGTAGTTGGCCGCCTTCTCGACCTCAAAGCCGCACTGCTCTGGATACTGCCTGTAATCACGAGGGCTCACCTCACAACCGACGTAACGCAAGACGTGCATTGCCAGCGTGTTGCAGGTGTCGTCCAAGTCGAGGAAGACTTCCCGGATCATTCGTCGCTCCAGTATTCGAGAATGCGGGCCTTGAGCTTGTGGAACATGCGGTTGGCGGTTGGAAGCGAGACACCGAGATATTCACCGATCTCCTTGAACGTGTACCCTTCCTCATGCAGCCGTAGGCACTCCCGCTCCGCATCCGAGCGACAGCACGCGGCCATGACATCGCGCAGTTCCACTAGGCGGAAATCAGAGCAGGCTTCCAGCGTCTCGGGGATCACGTTGAAGACGCTCGGCGGCTCGCTCGGACGACTGTTGACCAGAAGCAATTTGCTCGGCGGGGGCACACGAATGGTCCGTTCGGATGGCAGCACCGTCCGCATCTCGCGCTCAATGAATCGGCCAAGCCAATGATTCACAGCGCCCCTGTGGACTTTCTGCGTGATCTTCTGAACGGCTTTCACCAATCCGACGTTGCCGGCGCTCACCAAATCGTCGCGGAGGTACGCCGCCCCGGGTACTTGCCGAATCAGCGAATCCGCCTTGACCACCACCAGGCCCAGGTTGTTGAGGATCATGGCCTCTCGGGCTGCCGAGTCCCCGGCCACGACGGCGGGATACAACTCGTTGTTCCGCTGGATGTTCTCGCTCACGCGGCACCTCCGATCCTGTCCAAGCACCAGAGGTGTTGGGCCATGAAAGACCGTTGGGCGCAGGCGTCCCGCGAGAAAGACAACTCGTGGCCGTCAGGGTCGAAGAGCCGACCGCGCTCGTAGGCGACGGCATGGTGCTTGCGCGGCAGCACGACGCCTTCGAGCACGCCCCGCGTGCTTTCAGTCACCCGAGTGAAGCGCGACCAGGCTTCGTCCTCAGTCAGCCAGCGGAACTCCGGGCCACGGCCGGCCGTTGCCATCAGGCCGGGACAGGCTTCGATGTTGGTGACGGCGTAGCCGCGGGCCCGGCACACGTCGATTAGCTCTTGCGGGTGAAACCCGCGACGGCACATGGGCTCAGGCAGCGCCGGCCAGAGTATCTGGCTGCCGTCATGGCCGATCTCGCGGATGATCTCGGCGACCGGGATGTCCAAGGCCATTGCGAAGGACGTGACGAGGCACATCCATCGCTCCGGCTTGCGTTGCAGGCGCATAGTCTCTCCGCGGCTGAGGGGTAGGCGGGGTGCCGGCGCGGTAGATCAGGCGGATTCGCCTTCGCGCACTAGCTCGTCGAGCATTCGGTCAATGTCCGCTTGGGTCGGAATCTGGCCCCAGGACGCTTTCCAATAGCTCTTCCAATTCGGCGGCTTGAACAGCTTGTTGTATTCGTCTTGCGTGGCGGCGGTAAGAATCCAGATGCCGATTCCGAAGGACTCCCACACCGGCCACTTGCGCTTCTGGTCGCGGGTGAAGCAGTATTTCTTCGGCTGCTTCACGTCGATCCAGCGTGTGCCCCACTTCGGATGCGCGGCATACAGATCGGGGAAACCGGTCTGGTAGAGGTTGCCATGCGTCCGTTCGACATGCCACCCGCGGGTCATCAGGTAGCGGATCACGTCTTTCTGAATGTGCCACTCCGGTCCGTGGATCGGCCGCTTAATGCGGGTGGTCACTACATCATCTCCGGGGCTCGAATCTTGACCGGAGCGGCACCACCCTTCTTCTCTGCCCAGTTGTCCATCCCCTCGAACCAGGTCATGCCAATCAGCGGCACCTTCGGGCGGTAGGACCCCACGACTTCGCGGACGTTGGCCGTGATGTCCGTTACGACCGCGTGCATGGCCACCACCATCAACTCGTCATGGACATTCAACGGGGCCAGCCGCAACGGATGGACACCCGCAGGCTGCAAGTCCCATAGCCGCCGTTGTACGGCCTTCGTAATCTCCGCACCCGGCGACTGAATCTCATGGTTGGCGGCAGCCCGCATGTTGGCGGCCTGCATCTGAAAGGCGGCCCCGTAGAGGGCGCTGGCCACGGCACCGCTGACCGTCTGCACGCGATCGCGCCTGACGACCTTGATCTTGACATCGCGCCAATGCCTGGGCGTGTTGCGGGCCAGGTCGAAGAGGGCCTTGCAGATTTTGTTTTCCAGCGTGAAGTAGCGGCGGAAGCCGAGGAAGGTCTCGATGTACTCGGCGGGCGTGGCCCAGACCACGGCGCTGCCGATCCCTGCGGGTTGCCGCATGGAACAGAAGGCGTCGAAGGTCTTGTTACGGGCCTTGCCGATGCCCGGGTAACGCTTCACGAAGTCCGCGTAGGCGGCCTTGGCACGTTGCTCGGTCACGCCCAACTTCTGGACCAGCGTGTTCCAGTCTCCGCCGTACACCAGGGCAAACACGCCGCGCTTGCCCTTGTCGTACCAGTCGCTCTCTGTGCCCGACGAGTTGATGACCTCGGCATAGGACAGACCGGACAGGGCCATGCCGAACAGGGCATGGAGCTTCTGCGGCGTCATGCCGGTCGTCTCACACTCGCCGCAGGGCTTCTTGCTCTTCCTGTCGATGCCGGTGCCGGCGCACTTCGGACATGGCCCCTTGGTGGTCAGGTCCTTGCGCAGGGCAGGGTCGTTGTACACGGCGTCGGCGATCGTCACCTCGAACGAATCGAAGTCGCCGCCGCAGAGCAACATGCCCGGCCAATAGAGCGGGAACATCCTGCGCACGTCCTTGGCGTGCTTGATGCCTTGCGGGTTGAGGCCGTCGGCCCCGGCCATGCGGCTCGACAGCGTGCCGATCACCACGAAGCTGGCGTGAAACTTGCCGGCCAGCAGCAGCTTCTCGTACAACTCCTTCTCTTTGACCGCGAACTTGACGGCCAGCACCTCTTTGGATCGCTTCGCGGCCGGGTGCTTGCCGGGTTCCAGAAATCCAGTGCCGCCGCAGCGGGCGCAACCCGGCTTGCCCTCGCACCGGCCGCAGGGCTCGCGGGCGGCGATCTCCCAATTGCAGACGGCCTCCAGGTTGCTCTTCTTGGTGGACTCCTCCAGGACAATAGCCTCCGTGGCGTCCATCGCCGCCGTGACGTAGCTGCGGACCTCGCCCGGCTTGTTGACGTTGACCGGGCTCGTGGCGATTACCGCCTCGGCCTTGACAAGCAGTTCCGCCATGCCGGCTTTGTTGATCTCGAAGCCGTGCCAGCGGACCACGGGGACCATGCAGGCCAGCGTCGAGTCGTTGTCCCCCGGAGTGGGGTAGCCGAAATGTTTGTCCAGGGCCCGCGTGAAAACGATGTCATCGTTGGCATACTCGCGGGCATCCGCCCGGGTGGCCCAATGCTCAATGTGCTTGTCGATCACGGCCGGCCAGGCGTAGCCAAGCAGCTTGTCCGCCGGGTCGAGCGGCTTGACCACGCGGGTCTCGTCATCGTGCTCGGTGTCCAGCAGGATGCCGGGATCGGTCAAGACCTCCTCCACGGCCACGTTGACGGTGGGGCGGCCCTTCTTGCGGCCCCAGACCTCCCAGTTCCGCTCGGGGCTGGAAACGGCCAGTGCCGTAGGGGCATAGCCCAATTCATAGGGCCGCCAAGCTGCTGGCGGTTCCACGTCCTTGAAATGGAACTTGGGCTTGAAGCCCATCGCATGTTCGGCGAGGAACTTCAGCCCGCCCGCCGGGTTGAACTTCAGGACGACATCCTTGAAGTCGGTGTCGATGTCGCCGTAGCGGTCCTTGCGGTCGAAGACCTGCCATCTGGGCGCGTCGGGATCAGCCGACCGGGCGAAGTAGATGTTGTCCAGTTGAACGCGGCCTTCCAACTCGGTAGCAAGAGCGTAGGCCAAGGAAGAAGGCACCCGTTTGATGCGGATGTCTTCGCGGGCCATGAGGGACTGGTACGGCCCCTTGCGAGAATGGAGCATCAGGTCCAGGGCGCAGACTGGCTTGACGCACGGCCCCTCTTGCCCTTTCGGCTCCAGCAGGGCGATTTCGTTGATGTGCTCCCGCGGAATCCAGTCGGGGTCGGCGAGGCGGAAGACGGTATACGTCTTGGCGATATGGAACCAGTCGAACGAGAGATTGAAGCCGACGACCGTGTGCTCGGTCAGCCATTCGAGCAGGCGCAGCGTCTCACGGACGGGACGCCGCCAGACCTCATGGAGGCTGATCGGGCCGTCTTCCACGGCGTACTGCAACAGCACCATCATACTGTGCAGCCCGCATGTCTCGCTGTCCAGATACACCTTGCTCATGCGTCGTACTGGCCGAGGGCCTGGAGTCGGGCGCGGGCGGCGGCGATCTCGCTGCCGGCATTGAGGATGCCGGTCTGATCGCCGTCGTACACCGCCTCGCAGTAGACCTCGTAGCCGAGAGCGTAGGACGCCCACGCGACGCGGGCCAGGTCCATTCGCGCCATGTCCAAGCCCATGTCGCCGATGACTGTCAACAGGCGGTCAATCTGTTCGTCACGAACCTTGCAGGCTTTGGTCGTCAGCCGGCTCAAGGCATCGAACCTGCGCGTCGCCCGGTGGTACAACAGCACGAGAACCAAAGCCACAATCAGCAGCACAAGCACAACAGGGTCCATAAAATTCCTCTCAGGGGTGTTTGCCTCCGGGCTCCCGGCATCGTCGCATGACTCCCTGCCAGCCACGACAGCGGATACCGTTACAGGTCAGGCTTTACCTACCCTCGTCCCCAGCCATGCGGTTAGAGGTTCAGCGCCAAGTGGTCCGATGGGCGCACGCTAGGAGCCCGGATGGTTGGTTGGGTTAGAACACGGCATAATGCCAATCGTCGCCGCTAACTTCGGCCGTCAGAACGGGAGACGACCGGTAGACGCCATTGCGGAAGCGGAGCACCATGAAAAGGTCCTTGCCGATCCAGCCTTCCACTTCGCCACCGGAGGGGCCCAGGCTCCCGACGAGCTGCCCTACGGTCGGTCGTCGCAACACGGGGTCCGTGGAACTGATTTCCACGAGACCGGCACCGGACAGCACAACCTTCATTTCGTAGACGTGTTGGCCGGTTTCCACCAGGATGCGCGTGCCCGTCTTGAGCCGCCGCACGTCGATGCCAGGTTCCGCTCGCAGTTTCTCTGCCAAAGTCGTCATCCCGCCTCTCCCTCTGCCACATCAACGATTCCGCCGTCCGTTAGAGTAGCCCTCGCAATGTCGCGCTCGATTTCCGCGTCGCTGACGTACCCCGCACACCAAGCCGCGATCCGCGGGGCCAGTCCCGTGATGCCGTGCCCCAGCATCTTGGCGACCATGCGATTGATTTCCTCTTTACTCTTGCGGTAGCCGAACTTCCGGCGATACTTGGGGCTGAGGTGCCGCAGGGACGCCTGGGTTCCGTGCGCCCGTTTGGCCTCCACAATCTTCCGCGCCGCCTCGATCTGCTCGGCCGGCGTCTTCAGGTCAGCCAGGACCGGAACATGGCAAGCCGCCAGCAGGCCCGTGGCGGCAAGCTGCTGCACCTCCTCCGGCAAAGCCAGCAGTCGCAAGCGGTCATGGACCCATCGAGTCGGCCGCCTGATCTCCTTGGCAGCGATCCGCAGGGGCACGCCCTTCGGGTAAAGCCGGCCGAGGGCCAGGGCCTCCTCCAGCATGTTCAGGTCTTTGCGCTCCAGGTTCTCGACGAAATTGAGCATCCGGGCGTCGCGGTCGCTCAGCCCTCTGCGAATCATGGCGGGGATGCGAGGCCATTTCAGGAAGGTCTCGACCGCCTTGAATCGACGGTGGCCGGCGACCAGGCGATAGTCGAAACCCGCAGGCTTCTCGCCTGCAATGTCGGCCACCGGCTGGACCACAACCGGAAAGTCCAGCCCTTTCAACTCGTCGCCGCCGCCACGCTGCCGGATGCTTTCCGCCAGGTCCGACACCGATTCCAGCGTGAACGGGCCCCGACAATTGAAGCTGGCGTCGTAGTAGATGCCGGCCATTGGCACGGGGTACGTGTCGTATTGCTCCAGCCGCGCGTCATGGTTCATTGCAGGAAAGCAAGGTAGGGAACGGCCTTGTCGCCGAGCCACTCCCAGACCGAAGCCTGGCCGTTGTCGCTGATGACGACGTAGGTGTCGTGTTGCCGAGCCCACGAGCCGCTGTTGAAGTGGTAGTCGCCGATGCGGCCGGGCTCATGCGTGTGGCCGTAGACCACCACGTCGCACTGCTTCTCCTGGCGGTACTTCTCGACGCCGGCCACCATCTCGGCTTGGCGGCCATGCTGGAAGGTCAGCGTCCGCCAGAGGGTGAGAGCGCGTTCCAGCGTGCCGACAAACTCGTCCTCAACAGCATGGCCCCTGCGGGTCATTGGCCCCTTGTTCCGGTCTTCCAACATGCCGGAGATGATGGCCGTGATCTCGCCCGTGCCCGGGTTCAGGTCGCAGCAGTAGGGGTCTGCCTCATGGCCGTGGAGAAAGGCGAACTTTCGGCCGCCGATGGTCTCCTCGAACGGACGGCGCGACCGCCGGAACATCGGATGGTCGATCATCAGCGGCGTGCCAATCAGGGGCTCCAGGGCGTTGTCGTGGTTGCCGACGATCCATTCCGCCCCGAGCGCATCGAGGCGATCCAAGAGCGGCCTGTAGGCGTTGAGGGTAGCACCCAGGTTGGCCTGCCACCAATCGAACAAATCCCCGATGACCAGCAGCCGGCCGTGGGACTCTTCCACGAAGTCCAGGAAGCGGTAAAACCGCTCTTCGCGGCCGTTGTAGGCGAAATTGTCCCGGTAGCCACGCTCGCAAGCGTGCAGGTCGCTTACGCAGAAGGTAGGCACGGGGTCTTCTCCAAGGGTGTTGTGGGGAGTAGCGCTACCGGCACTTGGCCCGCAATTCGGCAATCACTTCATCGAGCCGCCGGTACTCGCCGCGTTCTATGGCAGCGATAGACCGGCGCTCCATTTCGGCGTCATACTTCACCACCACGTCGTCCACGGCATAGCAGCGGCCGAGCCACTGTCGCCAGACGCAGAAATGAAGCTCATGCCCGGCATCCCAGTAGCGGGTGCGATAGCTGAGCGGAAGAAGCTGCTTGAGCAGGTACAGGATGCGCTGCACGGATTTCAGGAGGCACCGCATGGCGAGTCGATCTCCAGCTTGTTGAAGGCGATGGTCCGCATGTCGGCCAGGTGCCGCTCGACGGCCTCCAACTGCCCGATGCTCTGCTTGCTCTGCGTCGGCCGCAACCCGCAGTTCCAGAGCATGTCCATGAGTTCCTGGGCCTCCGGGCCGAGAAGCCGAAAGGTCGGCTGCATCAAGGCACCTTCAGGGACCTCAGAGAACAGCAGCGAAGTGGCGACCCGGTTGGGCTTGCCGCTGACCCGATGAACTAGCATGAACTCCACCTTGTCGCTCCACGGGTCTTGCCGCGCGATCGCGCGCAGGAAGTCGTAATACTCCGGCAACTCACGCATCACCGTCTCCGATGCAGTAGTAGTCCACGAGCAGGTCCATGACCTGATACAGGGAAAGGCCGTGGGCGTAGATCAACGTGTCGCCGTAACGCAAGAGCAATCCGTACCGGACGACCTCGCCACTTTGCAGCCGCACGTCCCAAAAGCGCCGGTCGCTGTTGACGACCCGTTCCTGCGCGTCACATAATCCACCCAAGAAGATCGCTCTCATGCGCGTCTCACCAAGGACGGTACGGGTAAGGATACGGGCGGGGATACGGCCAGTAGCCGTGGGGCCACTCGCCCCACGTTTCCAAGACGTGAAGATGATCCGAACCGTTCCGATAGTAGCTGTCCCGATAGCCCCACTGATGATAGGTGTCGCTGTCCGGGACATAAGCCGGCTCCGGCTGGGCGTACTGGTAGACGCGCCGCCCGCTGGCATCGTGGGTGTAGTAACTCGGCCGGAACATCCAGTCGCTACCGTAGGCCGGCACGCAAACCAGCATCAGAAACATCTTCATGGCGTGCCATCCAGGAGATCCGTGAGCCGATCAATCAGGCCGTTTGGATCAAAGTGCAGCTCGTCGCCCGTATTGAGCGTGATGGTTCCGGGTGGAAACGTCACCCGGCAGGTCCCATCCGCGCTTCGCTCGATCGTCTTCTTCGTGACTTCGATCTGGCGGATACACTCTCCATCCCGCCAGTGTTCGACGGTGAAACGTCCGATTCGTTTGGGCATGTTCGGCCTCCCGCAGCGGTCGGCACGGTGCCGGCCAGCCTAGAGTTCCGGTTTGGTGCCAGTCCGGCGTGCGACCGCCAACCCCTGGGCGACGGCACGCTTCCTGGCGGTTTCCATGCTGGCTCTGTTGCCGGGCGTGTAGGCGTATTTCGCGCCATGCGTGCCCCACTGGTAGGCAGGCTTCCCGTTCTTCGTCGTGCGGTGTACCGGCATGGCGGCTCAGATAAAGAGGTGAATGAGGTAGCCGACCGCCAGCGCCGCAAACCCGTGGCCGAAGATCGCCAAGTAGCCGATCTTCTCTTTCGCAGTCGGCAAGAAGTAATTGAGCACCAGCGCCACACCGAGGGCCTGGGCGATCGACAGGTTGGGCAAGTTGAACACCGGGACGATCAGCCAGGCCCAAAGGACCGACAGGCAGAAGCCGCGGACCAACAGGGCCACCAGGAATATCACGATCCCGCCGGTCAACAGGGCCAGGATCGCCAGAACGAGGTTGCGGGGATGCGTTCTCATAGGTCTCTCGGGTTAGGTGCGGAGCGGACCGACATCTCGGCCGCCGTCGATCAGGTAACGTCGCGGGCCTTGCTTTTCCCGCTCATGGCGCAACTTGACGTTCATCCGCCAAGTGATGCCGTGCTTGGGGTTGACGCCGTGAATCCACTGGGCGGGCTCACGGTAGCCGGACAACGAGTTGTAGGCGAAGGCGTCGGTGCCGACCCACGAGCCGTTGACCAGCAGTTCACCGTCCACGTCGGACAGGACGCTGGCCGCATGGTGGTGGCCGACGCAGAAGTAGCGACAGCGCTGCGCGCCGGCCGCGGCCCCCAGGGCGATCAAGCCCTTCTGCCGGCGGACCATGCCGTACCAAGGAATGCCGCCATTGGAGCGCACGTCGTCGCCGTGACTGACGTTGAAGCCAACACCGTTGATGTTGACGTTGGCGCTCCACGCATCGGGGATGGTGAAGTGGACGTTGCCCAGCTCGCGGCAGTGCAGCCGGGCGACCTCGGCCACCAGGTAATCCCAGTTGTCATTCGCGCCGAGGTAATCCTTCTTCGGCGTCCGCCGGCCGTGGTTGCCCGCCAGGTACAGGACGTGGACCTGCTCGAAATGGGCGGCCAGGTCACGGTACATCAGGGCGTGCAGTTGCCCGATGGCCAGGCAATTCTTGAACTGGTTGCGGTAGTAGGACCGCTCGCAGGCTTTGTGGATTTCGCCGCTGGTGTAGTCGCCGTAGGCCAGCACCCACAGCACGGGGAAATGGAACTTCGGTGCCAGGGTGTCCTGGGTCCACTCGACCACGCTGTCCACGTAGCGCTCCGCGCGGGCGCACGAGACCGGGAAGCTGTAGTCTTCCAGGCCGCCGACTTCCTCGGGCCGCACGACCTGATCGTGGTGGCCGTCGCTCAGGTGCATCACACAATGCTCGACGATCTCGGCCTTGCGGCGGAAGTCCAGGGCCGGCGGAAGAGCCACAAACGGCTTCACCCGCTGATCCATTTCCGCCACGACAGCCTTGAACAGCCCGGCGCTCTTGGCGCTGGCCTTGACCTTGGCCCGCTCACGGTTTCGCTCTTCCGTGAGGTGGACGACCTCCGCTTCCAGTTCGAGCACCTTCTTGTCGGTCGGGTCGTAATCCGGGATGCTCTTGTGCTGACCGCCAGCCGGCCTCGGCTGCGGTGGCTCACCGCCCGGCCACGGCACGTCCTTATGCACGCGGCCCGTGGCGATGTCCGAGACGAGGGAGCGACTGACGCCGAACTTCCTGGCAATCTCGGGCTGCTTCGCGCCATCGGCGATGGCCGCCTTGATCTTCTCAACCTTCTTTCGGGACAAACGCATGGTTACTCCGTCTCGCCTCGCCGCTAAAGGTGCTCAAGAGGAAGATGCCGGGCGGCCAGGCTGCCAGCCGCCCGGCGCTGAACAATCGCCGCAGATGCCGGCTACTTTGCCACGCCGGTGAAGAGCCCCTCGACCCAGGTGCGCACGGCGCTGAAATCGAAGCCGTGCTGGCACGGTTGCAACAGGTCGGGCTCGCCGCCGCTGCCGGCGACCGAGGCGGCGTCCTCCACGGGGATCGCTTCGATCTCTTTGAGCGTGGGCATTTCCACACTGGGGTCGATGGCCCACTCGATCTTGCTGGCCTTCGCCCAGGCATGGATGCGCCGCACCGGGACGATGAAGTTGAAGCCTTGCAGTTTCATCACGCCCTGCGTGAGCATCCCGATGTAGACGCCATCGGCCTTGAGATACATGCCGCCGCCGGAACTGCCGGGAAACGCCACCGCCGTCACCTGGTCAAAGACCTTGACGTTGGCACCCTTCATCGGAAGCGTGCGGCCGGTCTGGCTCAGCACGCCGGTCGTGTAGCTGTTGGCTCCGAACTGCCCGAGCAAGCTGCCGCAATGCGCCAGTTCGATCCCGATGGCCGGGATGTAGTCGGCTTCCAGATGGAACCTCGTGGAGACCGTCAGCGGGTAGGCGTTCTTGCAGCGGACCATCAAGAGGGCCAAATCCTCGCCGTAATCGGCATCCGACACCTTGACAACCTTGGCGTCGAACTTCACTTCGCCCACCCGCCGCCCGCCTTGCTGCCGTTCCTGGACGATCTCGGCGTCCTTGTACTCGATCAACGTCTTCTTGGCACCGCTGGCTGTCACGACCGTGCGCGTCGTGCGGAGATTGTCAACGACGTGGGCCGCCGTCCACACGAAGGTCAGGGTGTCGTCCCCGACCTTCCGGGTCACGAGGTTGCCGGAGCCCTGCGCTTCGCCGGACTTGATTGTCACGCTGATCTGCTGCAAATCGTCGGGAACGCCCGCCAGGGCCGTGCCGCCAGCCAATGCGGCCACGAGAACCAACACCATCGCCAGGAACTTCATTGCTGCAACTCCGAAGGGGTGAAAGAAGAGAAATCGCACAACGGGCACTCAGATGTCGAGCAAGGTGTCCTCCGTGTCAGCGTCGTCCATGATCTCAACCGCGATCTGGCTCTCGAATTCTGGTTTCAAGCGCACGACGAGTCGTTCATGCAGCCGCGCGGCGAATGAATCACGGCCGCCGCGCCACCAGTTCACCAACACCACCACCGTTACGGCCAAGCCGGCCTTGTTGGGCGCAGTGCCGATGAAATCCACGTCCCAGAGCGCACCGTCACGAGCGACGGCCTCGCGGACCGCGGCACAAAGGCATTTGCCCCAGCTACGACCATAATCGCGCGTGTCCCAGCGACCGGCGTACACCGAGATGCGGTATTGAATGCAATTCACGACACGGCCTCCACGATTTGGAGAGTTCCGTCCACTCCGTCGCAACTGGTTTCCCACTGGACGCCGGCCATCAACTCGCCCATCGTCATCAGCTCCAACTTCCGGTTCTCACGAATTACGTCCAGGACGCGCTCGTCGCTGGGAAGATGGATCAAGTCAACGATCAGGCAGCCCTTGTTTAGGTCCATGCCGATCCGGTGGATGCGGTCTTCCGACTGGATGCGGTATTCCGGCTTCCACGAATTGGACCAGTAGACCGCCGTGCGGGCCTCCACGAGCGTCAGGCTCATGCCGCCCGACTCCGGGTTGGCGACGAAGGCCACTCGCGGTACGTCCATGTTCGCCCAGTAATCAAGCGGCTCCTCCTTGACCTCGGCCCCGTCGTGCGTGCGCACCTGGAACGCGCCTTGGTCGCAGCGCACAACGTTCCATTTCTCCTTGAGGCAGAGGCTTACCACGCGATCCACGGAGCCCGTGAAGCCGGCAAACACGACCAGGCGGCCGGTCTCCTCGTTCTCGTCCAAGAGCATCCGCAGGGCGGTCTCCTTGGGGCAGGGAATCTCGCGGGCCACGCGGACCAGCTTGGGAACTTGCTGCGTGCCGCCGCAGGCCGGACACCTCGCCGTCTGCTCGACCAGCCGCGCAACGACCTCGGGCGGCAACATGCCGATGTCACGGTAGACCCGCCCCGTGTCCTCCAGGTCCGTCCATTCGCTCACGCGGCCGTCCGTGCAATGACGGCACCCGGTCATGCCGTCTTCCACCTCGCGGTACTGGAAGCCGTCGCTCAACTCGCGGAGCAGCGTCATGCCGCTGACAGCAGTCGGGGCCGCCGCGACGATAGCTTCGGCCGCACGGAGCAGGCTGGCGGTCGGCTTGCAGATGATCTTGCGATAGCGCTTGTCCGGCAGGTTCAAGCAGTCCTTCTTGTGCTTGATCGTCACCAGGCCCTTGAGCCGCTTGTTCAGATAGGCAACCTCGTTCTTGCTCGGCACGAACTCGTGGAAGTCCGCCGCGTCCGTGTCACCGTCCAACTCGTGCGGGCCGGCCTCGCGGAATTCGCCGCAGACCGCACACTTCCGTTCGTCGTCCTTCCAACCGATCCGCTTCTTGAAGCTGCCCTCGTCGAACTGCTGGAGCACCATGAAGGCCATCCGCTCTTCCATCGCCTTCATGCTTCCTTCACGCAGGAACCCCGGCCACGCGATCTCGCACTGGCTCCACCAATCGACCGGGCTCTTCGGCGACGGGGTGCCGGACATCTCGATGACGTAGCCGCGTTCCAGGCCGAATTGCTCGCGGATCAAGTCCGCAAGGCGCTGGCAGGCTTGCGAGCGCTGCGAACCGGAGTTCTTGCAGCGGCTCGATTCGTCACAAATGAGTCCCTGGGGAATCGGCTGACCAGGCTTCCACTGGTCCGCCCACGTTTTGAGGCCCTCGTAGGTGAAGAACTCGACGTTGAACTTCTCGAACGGGAAGGACCACTTGCGAAACTCCCGCTTGATGTTCGGCAGGGAAGTCTTGGGCCCGACCCAGAACCACCAGTCCACGCCTGCCCGCTCAATCACCTCTTGGGCCGCGAGGGTCTTCCCCGTGCCCATTTCGGCCGCGAAGATGTGGTAGTGGTAGGTCAAGCCGCCATCGGCCAAGTCCTTCTGATGCTCCTTCAACGGCCGGCCGTACTCGTGACGCACGAGCGGCCGGTCGAACCAGGCATACGCCTTCTCCCCCATGAGGAAGGAAAGCTGGAAGCGGTTGCGTTGGCAGTCCTCCACCGACCAAATCTTCCGCGGGTTCTCCTCCTCGTACCCGTGCCAACGCGCGCCGCGCATCGCCCTGATCTCATCCTTGAGGCTGTAAGGGCTCTTGAGGAACCAGATGCGGCCGTCCCTGTACTCCAGGGTCGCGGAGAGGAGGATCGGGGTGCCGGCGCTAGTCGTCGTGCGCAGCTTAGTCTGAACGACCGGCATCAAAGGGCCCCCTCTTCAATCAGGGCGGCAACCTGACGCAACGTGGCGGCCTCCTGGACCGCTGCCTTGGCAGCCGGAACCTGCCTGGGCACGGACGCCAGGCGGCCGGCCTCGCCAAAGGTGGCCGCGGCCCGCCGCCGCAAGGCGGTCACCAGCCGCTTTCGCTCGTTTACACGCACTTCGTTCTCGCTCATGGCGGTTCAGACCGGGGAAATGTCGGCCCCACACTTTCCATATCAACGAATTCCGGCAGGGCCATAGTGATTTCAGACGCGCGCCGGCAATTTTGTGTTGTGTGACGGGCTGACGCTTTCCACATCAACGAATCCCGGCAACGTCAGAGTGATTCCAGACGAGCGGCGGCGATCTCGCAGTTGTGCTCGGTCAACTCGACGCCGATGCACGGGCGGCCCAGCGCCTTGGCGGCCAGCAACGTCGTGCCGCTGCCGGCGAACGGGTCCAAGACAATCCCGCCGGTCGGTGTGGACGCAAGCGTCAGGAGGTATTCCATCAGCTTGAGGGGTTTGACGGTGGGGTGATCGTTCTTCGGCCCCTGGGCCGGATTGCGTTCCTTCCGACCGGCCTTCGCCACGTAGAAGAACCGACTGGCCCCGCCGGAGTCGCCGTAGGTGCCGGCCGCCGTAGCGGTAGGCGGGAAGCCGTGGTGATAGCCGCCGTCCTTGCCCTCCGAGCGCTGCTGCCCGGCCTGCATCATCCCGCTCTTCAAAGTGCCGGTCTGCTGGTCGAGCGCGGCCGCCGCTTCCTCGTCCAGGAGCAGGTTCGCCGGCCACCGCCCGGACTCCGAGCCGCCGACCGGCGACCGGTTGACCGAGACCCAGCCGCCGTCCGACTCGGACCGCGGGTTTCGCGTGCGGACCGTGCTGTCGGTGCCGATCCTGCTGCCGTTGACGTTCAGACCCGCGACACCCCACGTCTCGGCGTTGTGGGCCAGCGTCCCGTCCAGTGGCTTCATCGCCAGCGTGATGGGCTCCCAGGCCGGCTTGAGCGAGTTGGCCCAGCCGGTCCACAGTTTCGCCAGATCGGTGGCCGGGGCCGTGATCGCGCACTCGGCCGCCGGATTGTGCAGGTCGCCATAGACCTCGTTGGTGCGGCCGTTGTCGGCCAGCGAATAGCCGGGCTGACCCAGCTTCGTGCCGACGACCTTGCGGTTCGCCCCCTTCGCCTTGTCGATCAAGAGGCCAATGTCGGGGGCTTTGGGAAAGCCTTGACCATAGAGCCACATCAAGCAGTCCCGCACGTCCCAACCAGCGTCCTCGATCGCGGAGATCAGCCGGTGGAAAGTACGGGTCCCGCCGAACGCCAGCATCAGCGCGCCCGGCTTCGAGACCCGTCGAAACGCCTCCCAGAACTGGACGCCCGGGACGCCGTGGTCCCACTCGTGCCCCATGAAAGAGAGGCCGTAGGGAGGGTCAGTGCAGATGGTGTCGATGCTGTTGTCGGCAAACGACGCCAGCACTTCGCGGTTGTCGCCGCAGTAGAGCGTGATGCCGTCTTTCTGGTAGTAGGGAGTCATCGCGGCTTGTATTCCAGGAGCAAGGTGTGATCGGCCGCCTCCCGCGCGCGATAGTCGCCCCACACGTCGAGCCCCGCGCCTCGGAAAAGGCTGTAGATTCGGTTGAAGCCGGCACGGACGGGACTCTCGACGTTGCGCCCCGAGCCGGCGGCTACGGCGTCCCGCCACTGCGCCAACGTGCCGCTGATGACTGCCGCCATGACCGCGCGGACGAGCGTGTCCGCGGTAATGAACGACATGCCCGAGCAGTATTCGAGGATGTCGCGCATGTCCCGGTCGTCAGCGACCAGGAAGACGCTGAATGAGGCGTGCGACAGCAGGTGCGGGGCGAAGCCCGCCGCGGCCTTCTGGTTGCGAAACGCGGCCAAGCCGCTCAGGAACTTTTCGGTGTCCGACATCTGACGCGGCGACGCATCCACGGCGCGCAGCGGCGAATAGCCCAGCACTTGCCGGCACGCGGCGGGAAACGCGCGGAAGTTGAAGGCCGGCGTTGAAAGCAGGATGACTTCGGGTGTTGCCATCGTCGGGCAGAAAGGCGATTGAGAAGTGCCTGCCTACGGCGAGGACGCTCCCGCCGCAGGACAGGCCGGTAGAACCCGCCCATGATGCACGTCACCAAGAGTCCGGGAGCGGTGCAGCGGGTGTGTTTGATAACCCCGCGGGGGCCTTGCGGCAGGTCCGGCGGGGAGCAAATGAAACGGCGAGTGATGGACCTACCGGGCGCGGTCGTCCTCGGCGACGGGGGCGCGCTGGATGCCGTTGTCTTTGACCGCCAGGAAGGCCGTCATCTCCTTCACGATCCGCTCCATCTTGGGCAGATTCGTGAAGGGATCGCTGCACTTCACCACGACGGGAACGTGCCAGGAATACGTGCCCTTCTCCACCAGCCGGCTCTTCAGGGTCAGCGGCAGCGGGCCGTGCGGCTCCAGACCGCTCACGTCCTGGCCGGCCGCCGCCTTGGCGTCGATGTCGGCCTGGGTCAGCGGCAGGAAGGGGTAAATCTTCTTGGCCTCGCGGCGACTCGACTGGTTGCCGCAGAAGAATTCCAGGAAGCTGCCGGTCGAGCGCTCGAAGACGAGGAACGACGGGCCGTACATGCAGTGGCTTTCCTTCTCCAACGACGCCGCGGCGATCCGCTTGAACTCGTCGCTGTCCGGGTCGTAGTTGACGATGATGGCCTCGTTGTCGGTCATGTCGATGGCCTTCGGCCGGCGGGCCAACGGAACGATGTCGATGGTGTCGCCCAGGTCGTTCACTTCCTCGTCGCTGATCGGAATGCCATAGTTGCCCAGTCCGACCAGCTTGCGGTTGATCGCCTTGCCCTTGGTGAAGAGTTGCAGGCGGGCGAGGAAGTCGGCGCTCTTGGCGAGATCGGCGAAATGATCGTCGCTGCCGATCTGTGTGGAGGGGAGTTGCTCCGGGCCAATGGGGACCAGGTTCGTGTTGTGGGACATGGTGCTTGCCTCAAAACGGGTGAATGACAAAGGGCATACAACAGGCGGGACTAGGGTTCCTTGTCGGGCGGCTCCTTTCGTTTGCGATCTCGGTTCAACACGGCTTGGCGCTGGACCTCGACGCTCTCGCGGTCCAGGTGCAGCACCCAGGCGAGCGCTGCCCGCCAGGCGTCGGTCAGGGTCTTGCACCGCTCCGCCACCAGGACCAGAGCGGCGCGAGACGGTTTCTCGTACTCGGCGATCACTTCCTTCCACGGCCGGCCGTGCGCGACCGGCTTGAACTCCGCCGTGAAGAAGGCGTCCAGCTTCCCTTGCCTGACGCCCTCCTGGAACTGCTTCAGGAAGGCTTGGGCGGTGGCCCTGAATTCGGTGACGGGCATCGTGCGGGCGGCATCGTAGAACTGCGGCTGGAATTTGTACGGGATGCGGGCCAGCTCGTAGGCCGAGCCCAACAGTATCTCGCCACGGTCCACCGCAGGCTGGAAGTCCTTTCGCAGGTTCAGCAGCCCCAAGGTCTCGCTCACCCACCTGGGGCTTTTGTGCAGAACGCGGGCGCTCAGTTCTGCCAGCGTGACTTCCGGGCGCGCCTCCATGATCCTCTTGATCTGCCGGGCGAAATCGGTGGGGGTGGTTTCCGGCCGGAGGGCATTCGCCTGTATCTGGATCGCCAACAGGTCGTTGTCCGTCAACTCCTTCACCAGGGCCGGCACCGGGGACCGTCCTGTCTCGCGGCAGGCGGTGGCCCGATAAAGGCCGTCTGCCACGTCATACTTCCCGGGAAACCGGGCCGAGGGCCGCACCAGGATCGGATTGAGGAGGCCATGAGCCGACACCGAATCTCGCAGCTCCAAGTAGGCCACGGACCCGCGGGCCACCAATCGGAGCACCACGGGCGGGTCCACAAGCTGCTCGGTCGGAATCCACTTCAACTCGTCGTTCACACCCTAACCAATGTCCGAAAACCCGCGGTTTTCTCAGTCGTCTGAGAAATCTTCCGAATTTCGGCCATTGGTTAGGATGGCCACGCAACCAGTGCCGAATGACGCAGGCTGGATGCCGCGTGTAAACGCGCTAAGACGGAGACCGTGATGCCCACCGTCCGTGAAGCACTCGACAAGTTCCTCCGTGCCCGGCAGACGCCGGCCAACGCCGATCTGGTCGGCCGCTGGGGCGTCCAGATGGAGACCCAGGTGAACGTGGCGGTGGGCAACGGGGAGCCTGTGGCGGGCAAGCGGTCCACGTTCACGAACGGCACCGACACATGGCATTCGATCCGGGTGCCCAAGGATGCCGACTCCGAGCCGAACTGGGAAGATTACGAGCTTCGGTACTCCTTCACGGAGCACGCCGAGGGGATTGGCTGTACGGGCTGGGACTGGCAGGCCCGCTGCTCCCGCTGGGTTGCCTTCGACTTCGACGCCTTGACCGGCCACGCCAAGGGCGTTGGCATCGAGAAAGACGCACTGGAAGCAGTCAGGCAGGCGGCTACGCAGCTTCCCTATGTGGAGGTGCGCAAGAGCACCGGCGGGGGCGGCATCCACCTCTACGTCTATCTGGACAGCATCCCGTGCGAGAACCATACGGTCCACGCCGCCCTGGCCCGCTGCATCCTCGGCATGATGTCCAGCGAGTGCAACTTCGACTTCGCCTCAAAGATCGACTGTTGCGGCGGCGTCATGTGGATATGGCATCGCAAGATGACCGCCGAGAACGGCGGCCTGAGCGTGATGAAGCCGGCCGCCAAAATGCTCACGGCGGCCGACCTGCCGGCCAACTGGCGAGACCACATCGAGGTGGTCACGCGCAAAAGGAACAAGGTGCGGATCAACGAGGTGTCGGACGACGACCTCGACCCGTTCGAGGCCCTCGCTGCCGCGCAAAAGATCATCCCCCTGGACGCCAGCCACAAGGCCCAAATCGAAGCCCTGCAACGATCCAGTTGTACGACGCTCTGGAATCCCGACCACCACCTGCTGCAAACGCACACCTGCGCCCTGCAAGCGCTGATGGACGGGCCGGAGGCGAAGGAACTGGGGCTCGTCGGCGCGTTCAAGACCAGCTCCCAGGGCCGGAATCCCGGCAACCCAAACTGTTTCCTCTTTCCGCTGCCAAACGGTGCCTGGCGTGTGTTCCGTTTCTCCCCGGGCGTCTCGGAAGCCGAAACCTGGAGCCAGGACGGCCAAAGCTGGACAACCTGCTACTTCAACCGCCGGCCGGACCTGGCAATCGCCGCGAAGGCGCATGGCGGGATGGAAGACCCGGACAAGAAAGGCTACGTCTTCCAAAGTCCCGACGACGCCATGAAGGCCGCCAAGGTCTTGGGCCAGCCCGACACGGCCATCGACCCGATGTTCGAGGGCCGCAAGACATTGCTGAAACCGCACAAGGACGGCCGCTTGGTGGTGGAGATCGAGCGTGCCAAAGGGGACGCCGACCAGCCGGAGCCCAAAGGCTGGCTCGCCAAGAAGAGCAAGTGGGTCCGCGTCTTCGAGACCACCGTCCGGGAGCAAACGGACAACGCGGACGGCGAGACCGCGAAGTACGACAACCTCCTTCGCGCCGTCAAGACACCAGCCAAACAATTCGTCGGCTGGTCGCTCTTTGAGAAGAACGCGAAGGAATGGGTCTATCACCCCGGCGGCAACATCAAGATGCGATTGCAGAGCCTTGGCCATGCCAAGGATGAAGCCGAGTGCATCATGGGCACCGCGCTGGGGGAGAGTTGGAAACTCGTCAACCTGCCCTTCCGCGAAGAGTACCCAGGCGGCCGGCAATGGAACCGGGATGCTGCGCAATTCAAGCACCAGCCCGCCGTGCTGGGCCCCGACGAGAAGCCGCGCCATCCGTATTGGGACATGATCTTCGACCACATCGGGCTGGAATTGACGCCCGTGCTCCGGGCCCTCCCGTGGGCACAGAAGGCCGGCATCAAGACGGGAGCCGATTATCTGCGCGCCTGGGTCGCCTGCGCCTTCCGCGACCCCTTCGAGCCGACGCCGTACCTCTTTCTCTTTGGCAACGAGGACAACGGCAAGAGCATCTTCCACGAGGCGCTGATGACCTTGGTGACAAAAGGCGTCATCAAGGCCGACAAGGTGCTCAAGACGCGGGGCGATTTCAACGGAGAACTGGCGGGGGCCGTCATCTGCGCCATTGAAGAGACGGATATGTCCAGGGTGCCCGAGGCCCTGCCCCGCATCAAGGAATACGTCACGGCTCGCACGCTGGCCATCCGCGAGATGCGGATGAACACCTACCAAATTCCCAACACGACACACTGGGTCCAAACGGCCAACTTCCAGAGCCACTGTCCCGTCTTTCCTGGCGACACGCGAATCACCGTCATCGCGGTGTGTGACCTCCTGGAAGAACGGAAGATCGCCAAGCCGCTCCTGCTCGCCAAGCTGGACGAAGAAGCCCCGCACTTCCTGTATACGCTGATGACCCTGCAACTGCCGCCGATCATCGGTCGGCTGCGGCTGCCGGTGGTCGCCACGCCGAGCAAGTTCCGAACCCAGGAACAGAACAAGAGCCCCTTGCAGCATTTCCTCGACGACTTCTGCCTTGTCAAGAAGGACGCCCGCATTCGCTTCGGCGAGTTCTACGACGCCTTCCAGAAGACGCTCGACGCCAGCGAAAAGGGCGAATGGTCCCGTAAGCAGGTCAGCCGGAATCTCCCAAACCTTCACCAGGTTGTGAAGAGCAACGGCGAGCGATTCGTTCCCAACCTGGCCTTCAAGGCACCGGAGACGGGCCAATGTTGATCCGTGTTTACGCGCACACCCGTCACGTCACCCGATCCATCCTCCGCGGGCGGCTCGTCGCGGAGGTGGAAGTGGACCAGGAGCCCGAAGACCCCCAAGACTTCGCCGATCGGTACGGCGGCGACACCATCGAGATTTCACCTGAAGAGGCACAACCATGAGCAGGTACGGCATGACGGACAGTGGCAAGCGACAATCCTTCGGCAAGGGCATGGCGATCCGCGACACTGCGGACGACAAGCCGCGGCCCGACTTGATCTCCCCCTTCGCCGAAGAGCGGCAGGGGCACTGGCTCCGCATGGGGGCCGCCAAGTACGCCGAACGCAACTGGGAGCGCGGGATGCCGTTTTCGCGCTGCGTGGCCTCGCTCAAGCGGCACGTCATGTGTTACCAGCAGGGCAAACGAGACGAGGACCACCTGGCCGCCATCATGTTCAACGCGATGGCCCTGATCCACTACGAGGAGATGATCGAGCGCGGAGTGCTGCCGGCCAGCTTGAACGACATGCCGGTCTATTGCAAGGTCGAGGTCAGGAAGCAGACCCGGAGGACCCGCAGGAGCCGGCAATCACGGCAGCAGAAGGCAGGGCGTCCGAAGTCCCGCCGCAAGTGACCTTCCCCGGGCCTCCGGCCCCGCGCAGTCGCAGGGCCGGAGGCAAACTGACCGAGCACGCCATGCAAACCTATCCTGGCCTTCTACACCTCAACGGCAACTTGCTCGTCTCCGTAGACCTGGAAACGACCGGCCGCCAGCCCGGCTACCACGAGATCATTCAGATTGCCTGCGTGCCGTTGGGGCCCGATCTCAAGCCGGCACTCAGCCTACGGCCCTTCTACACCGAGATCAGGCCGGACTTCCCGGAGCGGGCCGAAAAGCAGGCCATGTGCAAGCACGGCGTCCCGATGGAGCAACTGCTCCTCCACGCCCCGAGCCAAGACAAGGTGCGCGACCTGTTCGTCGAATGGTTCGAGTGCCTGGACCTGCCCTTCAAAAAGAGCCTCGTGCCGATGGCCCACAATTGGGCCTTCGAGGCGTCGTTCCTAAAGGCTTGGCTGGGCGTTGAACTCTTCGAGAACCTCTGGTACAGCCACGCCCGCGACGGAATGCTGCTGGCCATTGCCATCAACGACAAGGCGGCCATGCGGGGAGAGGCGATTCCTTTCAATCGAGTCGGCCTGGGCTCGCTCTGCAACAAGTTCCACGTCGTCAACGTCAACGCCCATGACGCGCTGGCCGACGCCCTGGCTGAGGCGGAAGTGTATCGGGCACTCTTGCAAATGTATTGAGGTGCGCTATGGGCTCGGTTCTGACGCTCGACAACTGGAACCAGATCATCCGGCAGATCAACAACCTTGCGCAGAACCCACCGGCCGGCTGCAACGGCGTGGCGACCCTCCAGCCCGTGACCGCCCCGCACCGCTGGTCGAAGACCGACATCCAGCAAGTCCAGCAGGCGCTTCAGGGCATTTGCCCTTCGGACACGTTCGCCAGCCCAATCCCGGACCTGTGGAAGCAGAAGACCATCGACGACATCAATGCGGCCATTGCCAACGGCTGGTGCAACTGCCAGCAACAGACGCAGGTGGCCTACAAGGTCATCAAGATTCACGGCTGCGAGAATTACCCGCAGTGCGGCGATCCCAGCCTCTTTCCACCGGACCCGCCATCCTACGCGACGCTAGTGCAGACGATGAACCTGGGCAGCCAGGCCCTCAACGCCAGCAACCTCTACTACCAGGCCCATGATGCCTACTGTGCTGCCTCAGCCGCGCTGCTGGCCGCCCAAAATGCCATGCCGCCTAATCCCACCCTCATCACCTCGCTGCAATCGACCGTCAACACACTAAAGACGAAGATGACCACGCAGGCGCAGTTGGCTGACAACTACGCCAACCAGTCGAACGCAATATGGCTTGCCTACCCGGTTTGGCCAGCCGTCCTGGGCATGGGCGTCAATATGTGGTTCATGGTAATGAACATCACGCCACAACCCTGGATCAACCAGCCTTGCGGTTCGCAAATCGGCCCCCTTAGCAATAGCTGGACGCTCTCCTTCCAGTGGAACGGCGCGGGCCTCTACACGAACTGCTGCTACGGACTCTTCACGCCGAACGGCATCCCGTACATGAACATCATGGGTTCGATTACACCTGTTGCCCCGACGGCTGCCGTCTTCTGCTGCGGCGGCTGCCTGAGCGGCGGCAGCCAAATGTGCTGGGACGCCATCAATACCACCAAGTACGACGGCTTCACCACCTGGCAGACCGTTAAGCGCTACTACGCGAACTAGGAGGCGAACCATGCGGCCAGTCATCGAACCGGACGGGACCATCCGCTACAGCGAGCCGGCAACCAAGGTGCCTGCTGGTTGGACGCCGAGCCCGGACAACCCGCAAGTCTACTTGCCGCCGTGGCAGCACTGCGCCCACCGGCTGCTGGGCTTCGACAACAGCACGATGGAGCTTACTCCGACGTGTCTGCTCGTCGGGGAGCCCGTCGCCATTTCTGCCTGCGTCGGCTGTGCCAATCGCAAGGACCCTGGGCCGGACCACTACCGGAACCTGGACCCCAACAACATCGTGCAGGTGGAATACCCGCGTCCAGGGCTTGGCCCCGCGTGGCAGTATGAGGTCGTCGCAGAGCTAGGGAAACCAGAACAAATCACCAAGCGGCAAGGCACCGTCACGCCACGACTCATACCGCCGCCGCCAGCAACCTTGCAGCCCGTCCCGCCGGCACCCGAGTCGCAGCTTTCGGAGCTTGGGCTCACCCTGCCACCGGCCCAGCCAACCGATCGGCGCGTTCACTTCGAGCCGGACGGCAGCATCGTCTACGACAAGCGGGAAGGCGAATGGGAGCCGCCGCGGAACATCGACGGTTACGCACGCGACCCCGACAACCCACTGCGGTTCACCCCGCTCTGGCCGGAGTGCCATTTGCGCTACCAGATGGCGGTCCGGTATCCCAACTGCGGCTGCATCAACGTCATCATGCGATGCAACAACCCGGCGGCCCCGGAGTTCGCCGAACGGCTGGCCTACACGACCTGCGAGAAGTGTCCCCACCGGAGCGCCACATGAGCACGCCAAAGCTGCTCTGCGATACCTGCCCCGAGGGCCAAGGCACCCTCATTCCGATGCCGACGACAGCCGGGCCGTCCGTCGCTCCTCCCGTGGCTTACATCGTCTACACGGGTGGCCCATACAGCTATCTCTACCGCATGGTCGAGGCCGCCATTCCGCCGGACGCGGACCTCAAGCACGGCCGCCCTAAGTTCGCGGACGATGGCTCGTTTGAGTACCCGCCCGGTGACGCCGAGGTGGAAGATCTCCAGGGCTACCGGCGGAATGCCGAGAATCCGCGAAGGTTCCATCCCGCGTGGCCAGACTGCCTCTGTCGGCAGCTAAGCGTCTCGGTCAGCAACCGAATGCTCGTCATTGCCGGCAAATGCTTTCAGCCGACGGCCGGACGGCTCAATCGCACCACGACCTTGGACGAGTGCCAGAAATGCCCATACCGGTACGCTTCGCGGCCAATCGCCCCTCCGGGAGCGGCCGAGACAGCCATCAAGGCTACTGGCAAGACGGACGAGCCGGTGTCCCCGCCTTGTTCTGCCCAAGAGCGAACAGCTTGAAAACCTTGCACTCGGCACCAGCTTGCTGCCAACCTCCTTGGCCGGCGGCGGGCCGCCGGGCTGTGACGCGATGCGACGCCTCGGCGCGTCGAACATCACGATAAGCAACAACTCGTCGAGAGCCCGCGGGGCACGCCGACCCAAAGGCACTTTGGCGACACTCCACCGCGAGATCGACCAGCCAGGGACCGCACTATGTTCTGCCAAAGAGCTACGGTGGCGTATGGGGCACCGATGGCAATGCTGTTCTGAACTACTGCGGACGCCCCCAACGCTCGTGCTAACCCATTGGCAGACAATACTTTGCGAATCACCCAGTACACTTCCAGGTTGGAACCGCCAGCACTCTCGATTCCCGCGGCTTGACCCGTAAGTGGGACCGGCTAAAATTGCGGCGTTTATGCCCCGGAGTAGGTTGGCACATGATGCGGGCTCCTGGAAGGATTTGGGACGCTGCGGCCTTGGAACTACGGAGCCTGGAGGTTTGCCCCGCCAGCAGTTTGACCGCCCTTGAACTGGCTGTTGGCGGTGTTCGGAGCGCGCGATTATCGCCACTTGTGGCAAGACTTGCCGCCGGGAGGAGTTGCTCCACGGGGGTACTTGTCCGCATGGGGTAAAGTAAAATGGTATCCGTGCTGTCTGAACTCCCCGGCGCGCGCCAGAGATTGAACGGCTATCGCACTTGTCGCGTAAGCCTCATCCCTGTCGGCACGCTTCAAACTCTGGAGGTGCGTCATGGCTCGGCGACGTTCTATTCTCGCGGTGATTCTTGCGGGCGCGTCGTTCTGCGTCGTGCTCCCCGGTTGCCAACGACTGGACATCGAGCCGCCTGAGCCGGAAATATCCGACTCGAAAGGATTCGACGTTTCAGGCAAGTCACCGTCAACCTTTTCGCTCCCTGTCCAACTATCAATCAGCGAGGCTCAACAAATCTGCAATCAGAAGGCACCGGCTCATTTTCAGCAGACGATAACTCAGGGGGTTCAGGTCACTGGATTCGACCATGAACATGTGGACCTTTCTGTGGATCGCAAGCCAATCACACTAGCGGCGGCTGCTGGCAATCGCGTTTCCTTTTCGATTCCGTTTTCTGGCGGCGCGAGTTGGCATGGGCAAACCCATGTTGGGCCCATTCATGGACCTTGGGTTCAAGAGGACGTTAATTTCTCCGGGAATATGCATGGAACTATTGGGTTCAGAATCAACCCAGACTGGTCCATTACCCCGGATGCGCACGTTGAGGTAACAATAGATCAAGCTAAACTGGGCTTTCTTCACATCCTTAGTTTCGACGTGCGAGGGAAAGTTCAGGACATCGTTAATCACTCTGCGGTTGGACCGGCAAACCAAGCATTACATGCTGTTCTTGAGAAACTTCCAATCCGGTCGCAGGCTGAGAGCGCATGGAAGCAAATGCACCTTTCGAGGCGGCTGCTTGAATCGCCCAGTATTTGGCTGAATGTGCAACCGAAAGAGGTGCGCGTGAGCCCGGTGACCGTAGAAGGTGGTCTAGTCAAGGTGGCAGTCGGAGTCGCTGCGGCTACCACAGTCTACGTTGACAAATCGGCTCCGTCTGTTCCTCCGACTGCCCTCCCCGGACTCGTTATTGATCCAAATCTCTCTAACAGGTTCCTCATTACTTTGCCCGTTGTGGCTTCGCTCGACGAACTTCTCGTCAAAGCCAGAGAGGCGGTCAACGGAAAAGAGTTCACGGCGGAAGGGGTCAGTATAAGAGTGTCGAATGCCGCGGCGGAAGCTAGGGGTGCTTGGATTGTCCTGAGTTTCGACTTTTCTGCGTCGCATGGACGAGTTCGGGCGAAGGGGAGGTTATTTGCTGTCGGGAGGCTACAGTACGATACCAAGTCCGAAACCGTCAGCGTTTCGGAGCTTGACTACGACATCGGAACTAAGAACGTTCTGCTGAAAGTAGCGAACTGGGTGCTCAAACCCCGCGTCTTGGAATCGGCCTCGAAGGACGCAAAGTTAAAGGCTCCACCGTTGCTCGCTCAGGCGAAAGACAAGGCTAATCAGTATTTCGCCGCGCTAAAAGCCCCAGCCGGAATAAAGCCAACGCTACAGGTGGACAAGCTCATTTTGGAAGACGTTCGTCTGAGCAGTGGCGAAATGTTCCTTCTGCTGAGGGCCGAGGGCACAAGCCTGCTTAAGCTTTGAAGACACACCGCGATAGATGTCTCACTCGAACGGGAAGGGGGACACTCCTATTGCTCGGCATCGTCCTTGGCCACGAGCCCAAAGTATTAGCATGTAGGCAGGGCCGGCGTTGGTTCCTAATCCAGAAGGGCCAGTTCGACCCATGATCGGCAATTCACCCAGGAACGTGAATCATCGTAACCCTCCAGAATGTTGAGCGGAGAGTAGAGTATGGCCAGCCAATCCGAAGGGTCAAACCGCGCTGGCAAGGAGCCGGCGCGTGTTACAGACTTACTTGACAAGTACGGCAGCTATCGCCGGGCCGCGCAGAAGAGCGCAATCCTTGTGTTGGTCGTCAGCATTACGCTCGCTGCACTGAGCCGCAGCCCGACGTGGACACTGGACCCCCCGGGGCTCGGCCCGGTGAAGGTCGCATCACCCCCTGTGGGCACTGCGAGCCAACTCATGCCCGTCTACGGCCCGTTAGTTGTCTGGCTTGTCTGTGTCCACTTCTACTGCGTTCTTTCGGCTGCACTTGGGTTGCGAAAGGCCATTCGGCGGGACCGGGGTGAGACGGAATCCAATCGGGGCGAGGACGCGATTCAAGAACTACTTAGCCCACCGTTGCTGGCGCTCTCAGCGAGGCAGAATAGCTGCCTGTCGCGCCTGACCGCATACTTAGCCGTTTGCATTTGGTGCATCACGCCGTTGATCTGTTACATCTTCCTGTTTTCCGACTTTTGCTTGCTTCGGTTTGACGGCAAGGTGATTACTCGGGGCTACGAGTTGTTCTACACGTTCCGGGGCTGGACGGGCATTTGGCCGACCCAGCACCACGGAGTTTCTGGAGGCATACCTCCCGTTTTCCCTATTTGGCAGCCCTGGTTTTACGCTGCATTTCTTCTCCATACACTTTTCCTCACGTTGGATGCCATCCGTCGCATCCTCACCGCGACTTGACTGAGTGGATGAAGACCATCTGAATGTTGCAGGGTCAGGCGGCAAGACGCTCGTGGCCGGCTGGCCCGGCCCCTGGATGCCCTCGACCCGATTGGCGGGTCAGCGTTACGGAATCGCGGAACCGGGCAGTCGGGGTCAGGCCCCAGGGCTGCCACGCGCTCCTGGCGAATGGCCTCGGCCCTCGCCCACGACTACTGGTAAAACTGGTGAGACGACATCCCCGCCTTGTCCGCCTGGGAAGTCAACAGCTTGAAGACCTTGCACTCGGCGAAATCCACCAGCTTGCTGCGGACGACGTGGACGCCGAACTGCCGCAGTTCCTTGCGGACCTCTCTGGTCAGCGTCGTCGTCAGGCTGTCATCCGCAATCCCGTTCATTATCTCGTCGTAGGTGTGCGTGGCCACCACGCGAACCACCGCGGATTGCGTCAGATCGTTGATCGTCACGTCCACGTCCCAATTCACGCGACCGATGGCGTGGACGACATCCCTGATCTTGTAGACCACGAGGGTCTTGACCACCACCTTGCGACCGTCCTTCGTGGCAAGCACCTGGTCGGGAATGGCGATGGTCTGCCGGGCGGTCACGATCACCTCCACCTCGGTCGTCAAAGGCCAATAGAGATGGAGGCCGGGATTCAAGGGCTTGATTTTCCTGCCCCGCACCCACTTCACCCCGCCGTGGGTTGCCCGCACGATCAGGATGTGCGGGACGAACCGGTAGATCGTCTCGACTAGCTGACTGAGCCAAGCAAAAGCGGATTCCATAGTTGCCTCCCACCGAGGTGCTTACCGCGTCTCGCCATTCGTAATGAACCCATGCCAGTGACCGCGCTTGCTGGCGTCGATCGACGGAGTGATCGACAGGACCGCGAAGTCCTCGTCAGAGCAGATGGTCCAAACGAAGTCCTCTCGCCCGTTGGCATGGGCTCGGATGTACGTGTCGTCAATCGCCTCGTGCCCCTTGTGATGGAACGCGATACCCAGCCGCTCTATCCGGCAGTGCGGGCACAAGAAGGTGAGGCCGACATGCGGCCCTCCCTTCTCGAACGCGAACCAGCGCGGGTCTAGGGCAAGGAGCTTCATGGCGCATCCATCAGGGCAAAGAAAAGGGCATCCGGGCGCTGGTCGCCCGGATGCCCTTTCTCACTTCTGAAACACCTCCACGTTACGGGATTGGAACCGGGCAGTCGGGGTCGGGCCCCAGGGCTGCCACGCGCTCGGCGCGAATGGCCTCGGCCGCCGCCCGCGCCTGGCGAATGTCCTGGTGGACATCCTCCGGGTCGCGGCCTTGGGCCTCGATCAGGGCCATGTCGCTATGGGTTGGCTTGGGAGCGCCAATCGTCTGCATGGCTTACTCCTTCTGGTTCTCGTAGACCCACCGCGGGCCCTCGGGCGGCATTGCCGCCCGGCGGACTTGCTCCGCAGCCCGCGCATCTTGGACATCCTGCTCCACGGTCGCCGGATCGCGGCCCTGCGCCGGGATCAGCGCCATGTCGTCGTGGGTCGGATGGGGATTGCTGCCGATTCCCTGCATGGCCTAGAGTCCCTTCCACCCCTGGCCGTCGTAGACGGACGCCTTGTTGCACTCGGGGGCCTTCACGTCGCCCGACTCCGAGAGCGACTCGTTGAGGTCGGTCCGACGATCGGTGTGGTCGCCCGTGTCCCCTTCCGCCTGGACGAGGATCGTGTCGAGCGTACCGTTGCCCTGTTTCGGGGGTCCGATGGTCTGCATTGCAATGCACCTTTCGTTGTTGTGAACTCAAAGACTGAAACGCAACTCACGCACTCACACCCGCGGCATTCGACCGCCGGATGGCGCTACTTGCCCTTGCGGTGGTGGGCAAACTCACGCAGACGCCGAGCCAACGCGACCTGACGATTGGTTGTCGGGTCCTTGTGCTTCTCCCGCATGAACTGCGACAGGCTCTCGCCTGCTCGCTTGGCCTTGGCAGTCAAGGCCCCGGGGTGCTTGATCGCACCCTGAATCCACTTCTCGGCCATGTTGTCACTCTTTCTGGTTGACGTTACGGGTTCGTTACGGGCTCTGCAAGAACGCCGTCCCGGCACCCACCTTCTGTCCGTTCGTGTCGTACTTGAAATCGAACACCGCGCCGTCGGTCTTGTCCGCCGTGACGACTTTCGCCTTCGTGCCATCGACCATCAGCGTGCCGCTCACGACCTTCATCAGGTCGCTCAGCATACCGGGGCCCGAGCCAGTTGAACCGCCCGAGCCGGAGCCCGAGCCGCTGCCACTGGACCCGCCACTGCTGCCTCCTTGCGTCGAGTCCTGGACCTTGCACCTGGAAATGTCGATCTGCACGTCCTGGTTGTTGCCCAAGGCCAGCATCGACCGCAGGTAGCCAAACTGCGGCGGCTGCTGGTTGGGGCTGCTCGAATCCGTGAACTTGGTCTTGGCCAAGTCGATCACCAACTCGGTTGGGTCCGGCGTAACGGTCATAGGGTCCGACTCCGGCAACCGATACGCCTGGAGATTTGCGATTGGCCGGAGCACCGCCCACACAGCCTGAAACTGCTCGGCCGTCGCAAGCTGCTGGAACTGGAACTCCAAGTCCGTTGGAGTCCGGTCGCCCCAGTCACTCCGCCCGCGGAACACCACGTTCGGGCCGCCGACAAAGACGGTGCTAGTGGACGTAATCCCCGACGTATCGCCCACGGGCAAATTGCCGCCCACGCCAATTCCGATCCCGCCGCCCCCAGCATTGTTGCTGTCGATGTCCGTTTGGGGCGGCCAAGTGGTCGTGACCGGTAACGCCGCAGGCCAGTAGAAGGGGTCCTGCGCCATCGCACCCGCCCTGATCGGCGTCGCGCACTCAAACTCGATGCAGTTCTCGGCCGAATTGTAGGCCGCCCGCTCAATGACCACCGGCACCGGCCCGGAGGCGATGTAGCCCGGGGCATTGAACGTCACGCAGTCGAACGCCTCCAAGTTCAACTTCGTCAAGTACGAACGGAACTTCACGCGCTTCCATGGGTTCGAGAAGCGGATCAGCCAGAACGTCGCCATCTTCAAGACGACATCCGGCTGGTTGAAGATGTACCAGTCGTAATCCTTCTCGTAGAGACCGTATTTCGCTACGTTGTGGCGCAGGATCATGTACTGCGTCGAATCGGCTTGCGTGCCCGCGAACTGGCCGCCGGGAACGTAGCCCAGGTTCCAGCGGACGTTCATCTTCGTCACGATGTCTTCGGTTCTGGTGTACTCGATCTCCATGCCGTGCTCGGCGTCGATGTCGCTGACCGTGATCGCATCCACCGGGGTCGGCTGCTCTGGCAGGTACTTCAGGTAGAGGACGTTATCCTCGACCCAAAGCGCACACCGCGACTGGAAGCAAATCTCCTTGAGAAGCTGAAGGACGTTCTTCCGCGACAAGAGCGGGAAGTTCGCCGGGAAGGGGGCCATCTTCGTCTTCACGTAGTTGAAGCTCGTCGGGTCCCAGGTCAACTCGGTGTAGTTGTCGATGATGTAGGTCAGGATGTCCACGACGTTCGGGCCGACGCTCGACTGGAAGGTGACGTACAGCTCGTCCGACCAGCCTTGAATCTGCATCCCGTTGCCGTCTGTGTACCAAATGGTGCTCAAGGGCTGCGCGAGCTTGATCTGGACCGCCGTGATGCTGCCGTAGTTCTGCGTCTCGATGGTGTAGTAGTTGTTCGGCACCACCGTCAAGCGCCGCACGCCGTCGATCATCTGGTAGGCTTTCACGGCCAGAACCGTGCCCGGCGTGATCGAGGCGATGTACGTCACGCTCGGATCGGTGTAGAGCCGCACCTTCGAGCCGGCGTCGGCCCAGAACTGCTTGACGATCGGCCGGGTATCGACCCAGGCAGGCGCTTCCGGGTACGTGTAAATGTCCCATCCCTGCCAGGTCATGTTGCAGGGGTCGTTGAAGTCCCCGCAGCCGGACCCGCACGGCACGGGCGCGTGATAGTAGAACGGCTCCGGCGGCATCGGCGGCGGCAGACAGACGCGCGGAGTCGCGTAGGGGTACGGCCCGTAGCCCGCCTGCTCCTGCGCCGCCAAGACCTCGTTCTCGACCTGCGCGTTCACCAACGCTTGGAGGTAAGGATTCTCGCGGCTGGTGCAGTAGAACTCTTCACCCTTGAAGTAGCCCGTAAAGAGCCCGTCCTTGATCTGAATGGTCACGGTCTTGTTCTGCGGAAAATCCTCGCCGCCAAGAATCTGGATCGGGTTGGGGCCCTCCCCAAGCAGGTTGGCAAGGGTGATCTGCTCCTGCCGGCGCGCAAGGGCGCATTCCTCTTGTGCCTGCATCCGCGCAAGCTCAGCCCCGATCTTGTCATAGATCGCGTTGGCCTGGTCGAGGTATTGCTTGGACTTTACCGCATCAACCAGCGACCAACATTCCGACACAACCAGCAGGAAGTTCGCGTGGCGCGACTCGCGGGCGATGGTCCGCAGCTTCTTGCGGTCCACGTTCGTGCCGTTCTCATAAAGTGGGCTACCCAGGTACTCTTCCTGGCCCGCCAGGATGCCGCACCCCGTCAGCGTCGTCCCTTCGACCGCCATGTTGATCTTCAGCGCCGGGTAGTCGTAGACCAGCCCGAAGATCGCCGGCCATGCCTTGCCCACCATGTCGGATGGGATGTAGGGGAAGTTTCCCTCTTCCGCCGAGAACCCGAACTCCTTGTCCTCGATATGCGACAGCACCGTGACCTTGACCGTCCGGTCGCGCTCATTCCAACTGACCGGCGTGTTGATGAGGCCCGCGAACACCAGGAACTTGTCGTCCAGGTCCAGGCCGTTGAACCACTGATACAGCCGCACGGGTTGCTTGTGGAGATCGTACTTGTCGAAGATCGCCTTGATCGCCCCGTCCGTGTCGTCCAGCGTGAGGCTGATCTGCTGCGACGGGCTGTTCTGCATCGTAACGTCAATGGCGTCGTCCAGATCACCGAGTTCCACAATGGCACCCCGGATCACTCCGCCGCCCGGGATGGGAATGTCGCGGTCGGCGTACAGCATGGGCGTCGCGCCGGCGTACCACTCGATCTCGACAATGTTGATCGGCTCGGTGCCGGTCTGCTGGGCCAGCTTTGCCAGGGCGTCGGCGGAAATGCTACGCATAGGAGATCCCCTCGAATTCCAGGTCGATGGCCTGCAACGCGCCGCGGGGCATCGGAGCGATCGGCGGCCCCGCGCAGTCCGTCGTGTCAAACTCGAACGGGTTGCTGGTGAAGTTCCCCATCCACACCCGCCCGCGGTGGTCCGTCACCACGATGCGGGACGCGAAGTAGGACTGGATGAAGGCTCGAAGCTCCAGTGCCTTGTTGCGGCTCAACAGGAACGCCCACTTGAACTTCCGCCGGCCTCCCTTGGTCTTGACGTAGGTGTAGCGCGTGCCGTCCATCGCCCGCTTCACCACCACCGTGTCCGTGACGTTCATGGAATCCCCGAACTGTGGACTCGGCAGGATGGTTGTGGTCTGCAACGTCGGATACGGGGCCTGCAACTGGAACATGACGCCGCTCCTTACGCCGAGACCAACTCACCCTCGAACTCGAAACTGCCGGTGAACTGGTTGCGGTCGTCTTCGACCACCGGCTCGTTCGGCTGGGTGATGATGCCCGTCCAGCGCCGCCGTTCCCAGTCCCAAATGCCGATCTCCTGCCCGATGTGGTTCCTGATGAAATCCAGCAGGGCTTCCGCCTGCATGGGAGACAGGCCGGAGAACGTCAGCGCCAGGGTCTCGATCTTCGGCCACATCGGGTCTGCGTAGACGATCAACGTGCCGCCCCGCGTCTCACGGCTGATGCGGTTGAATTGCAGCCGGTTCTTGTCGCCGAACTCCGGGTTCCGCAGCGTTACGTAATCCTGGACCGGACCCGCGGCCGGGTAGACGAGCGTGAAGTCGCCCGGGGCCGAGGGACTGGGCAAGCTGGCACCGCTCAGGGTCCGCGGCGGCGGTGCCGGATTGCCGGTGGCCCCTGCGCCCACAAACGGCGTGTAGTTCGCCTGCATCTGGTCCGCCGTCTTCAACGGCAGGATGTAGACGAACGCCTGATCCACCTGGACGGCATCCGTGGCACCCAAGAGGCGCACCACAGCCACGACCGCCTGGTCGCCCACCGTCAACGGGTCCGTCGTCGGCTGGTTGGCGTGCGTTACCGCGATCAACTCGCCGAGTGGAATCGCGTCGGTCTGCGAGCCGACCTTGTTCTCGATCGCCTCGTCCCCCAGGGACAAGGCATCCGTGGCCCCGGCCGCTTTCGCCGTCGCCCGCAAGATGGCGACCTGCGCCAACTCGCCGAAGGACAAGCGGTTCCCGGCCCCCGAGGTGCCATGCTGGATGACGGCGCTCGCCGAGTCTTGCAACCCGGTGAAAACTAGCTCGAAATCGCCGGTCCATCCGCCGGCACCCAGGCCGGCATACGGATTGTACTGCTGCTGAGAGGACTGAACCGGATCAATCGCCGACACGTAGATCGGCTGGATGACGATGTTCCAATCGGCCAGCGCCAGGGCATCCACGCTGCCGACTTGCCAATGCTTCGTCTGCTCGACCGCGTTCGTATCGTTCGGCCAGATGTGGTCCATCCCCAGCAAACGTGCCGGCGACTGATGCAGACCAACTTCATCGGCAAAACCGACTTGTTCCGTGGCGTCCGCGCGGAAAGTCGCATCGCGTCCGGTGCCCCCGTCCGAGAGACTGAGCGTGTCCCACGCCAAAAGATGGAACGTGCTATCGCGCGCGGCCGGCGTATCGGCCACCGGAATCGCATCGACAACCGGTAGGTGGAACGTCGCGTTGCGGCCGTTGGCCACGTCCGCCACGGGCACCTCATCGGTCGCCTGCGGCCGGGTGAGCTTATGCACCAGGGCCGCTTGCGTGAACGACAGGGGTTGGACAACGTACTTGCAACGGGTCAGAATGCTGTTCTGACTGAGCGCCAACGCGCTCGTCGCCGCTGCCGAGCGGACGTGCCGGGCATGGGCCGTATCCCCAAGCTCAAGGCCGTCCTGGGCCGCCACGGGATACGCCGCCATCCAGTGCGTCTGGTCGTTGACCGCGAGGTAAGTTGTCGTTGCCGATGTAAAGGGCCGCCCGTAATACGGCAGATCGGTCAAGACCACCGTGTCCAGCGCACTGGGGCAATGGGACACCTGCGCGCTGGCCTGATGGTCCAGCGCCAAGGCATCGAGCCCATCCGCCAGCACGGCGGGAACGCGCACCGGCATCAGCGCCAACTCGCCGAAGGCACAAGCCGTCGCGCTACCGTTGTTCGCCGTGACCAGCAGCCGATAGTAGGTGTACGAGCCGGTCGTCGCCAGTGGATAGTGCCGGTATTCGCCGGCCGCCCACCCGGTTTCCGAGGGAATGGCGCTGGACAAGGTAGTCCAGGTCGCACCGTCCGCCGAACCTTGCAGCGCGAACGCCTTCGGCATCTGGCCGTCCGGGTCGCCGGCAAAAGGAGCCCACAGGGCGAAGGAATCCACCTCGGTGGGTGCGGCGAACTGGTACTGCCACCAGCACGGGAAGCTCGCGGCCTGGGATGCGATACCCGTCTTGTAGTCGTTGTCGAACGCCTGATACGCGGTCGCCGACGAATCCGACGAGCTTGCCACGCCGCTCGGCGTCGTGTTGCTCGTCATGGTCGGGACCAGCGTGGCCGGTCCGTACAGGAACAATTCGCCCAGCGACACAGCATCCGGGCTGCCGTTGTTGGCCGTCACCCGCAGGCGGTAGTAGGTATACCAACCGGGGGTGCCCACCTCGAAGATGCGCTTCTGCCCGACCTGCCAGTTGATCTCGCCGGTGACAGTCGCCAGGACGGTCCAATTCGTGCCGTCCGCCGAGCCTTCCAGCCAGAAGTCGCACGGCATTTCCGAGGAGTAGCCGTCCGCGCGGCCCCACAGCGCGAAGGCCGTGACCATCTGCTGTTCCGGGAACTGGTACTGCCACCAACACGGAAACTGCGCCGCCAGCACGCTCATGTGGTCGGCGTCGTTGCCGCCGTCGAACACGCGGTAGGCCGGGAAGCTCCCCGCACCGAACAGGGCCGAAGAACTCACCGCACCCAGGGGCGTGGTGGCATCGGACATGATCGGCGTCAACGGAAGCCGGATGCGATTGATCGCCAGGCTGTTGGTGTCCGACACTGCCAGCGGGTCGAGCGCAGGGCGCAGGGCGCTGGCGACCCAACCCACGGCGCTGTCGCCCAGCGTCAAAGCGCTGGTGGCGGGGTGGGCGAAGCCGTACTCCGTCGTCGCCAACTCGATGCACGCCATGCAGGCATCAGCCGTGCCAAGGCGCGCAGTGAAGGCAGCCGCACTCGAAGTGCTGGGAATTACGTGTTGTGTGCCGGCCGTATCGCCAAGCGAAAGGGTGTCCGTAGCCGCAGCACTGGCGGAAACAACCGGTGTCGGCGCGCCGACCGTCACCAGAGCGCTGCTCGCCTGCATGGCGTAGTCCGTGGCGACATAATTCGCCGAACGTGCCACGGTGGCAACACGCGCCTCGTCCAACGATCCACTGAACGCATCGCCGGTCGGATTGGCCTCTTCGCGGGTGCCGATGGTCAAGCGCGCGGAATTCGCAAGACTGCCCAGCCCCCCGGCCTGGGCCGGGCTGCCGGCGTCGTTCACGCCGTCAACGTAAATCTTCAAGCCCGCGAGGGTGTTGGACCCGTCGTAGGTGAACGTGACCAGGTGCCACGCATTGTCGCCGACGTTGATCGTCCCGTACTGGTACTTGTAGGTCGAGTCGGACGACTGAAGCTGGCCGTAGACGAAGGCGTGCCCGGCACCGTCGCCGTGCGACGAGAGGAAGTAGCCGTTGACCCCTTGCGCGTACTTCCCGAGGATGCCGCCCACCGCATTGAAGGTGGCATTCGTCTTGATCCAGGCTTGCAGCGTGAAGGGCGTGCTGGTGGTGAAGGCGAAATCGGTATTCGCCCCAAGGGCAATGTAATTGTTCGCAAAACTCTGCCCCTCGCCAATCCGCCCCGTCGCTTGCGTCGGATACGTGCCAGCCGTGCTGTTCTTGGCATTGACGGTGGCGTCCGCATACGGAGCACCGAACTCTTCCAGGTGCCACACCCCGGCGAGGTTCTGCGTCCCGTTTTCCTGCCACGCGGCCTGGCTGCCGGAACTGCCGCTGGCAGCCGGTTGCGCCAGAACGCCGGCCTTGGACTGATACCAGACGTAGATCGTGGCCGCCGTGCTCGCCGTCAGCGGGACGGCCACCCAGATTTCCGCCGTCTTCGCGCTGGGATTGATGCTGACAAGCTGGCAGGGAAGCTGCACGGTGCCGTTGGCGTCCGACGTGAAACACACGTCGCCGCCATCGGCCTGGCACAGGGAAAACAATTCGTCCGGCAGGCGCGTCCCGAGCCACGCATTGTCGCCCGAACCGCTCAGGAGGACCGCATACGTGCCGCTTTCCTTGACCAACGTGCCGCTGAGAGTCAGTGCGCAACGGCGTGCGCAGAGGCCGGGCGCAACCACCATCCGCCAGCCAAGGCCGCCAGGGGCGGTCGGCGCGGTGAGCGGCAGTGCGGAGATAGGCGAGCGCCCGAGCATGGTTAGTACGACTGGTTAAACTGCTGAATCGTTCCGGTGCCGCTGTCGGAGACAGTCTGGCTCCCCAAGTCGCAAAAGCCCACGGTGCAGTTGTTGCAACCGCTGTCGATCTGGACCGAGTGCGTGTTGTTCGTCTGGAAGCGGCAGCCCATGATCGTGACGGCCGAGGCCGTCTTGCCGCCGTTGTTGGAAATCCAAATGCCGACCCCGCCATTGGCGACCAGGGTGCAACCGGCGATATTCACACCCGACATAGAGCCGAGATTGTTCTGGAACTTGATGCCGGGCAAACTGCTGCCGGTCGCCTGGATGATGCAATTGACGATCCGCGCCAGGTCGCCTTGGTCGATGCCAATGCCGCCCACGCCGCCCGTCTGGCAATTCGCATTCAGGTTGCAGTTGGAAATCAGGCAGCGGTACGATTGGTTGTCAATCGTGATGCCTTCCAGGCCGTTGGAGTCCGAATGGCAGTCCGAGATAATCGAATCGTAGACCCGGTTCTGCGAAATCCCAATCGAGCTATTGTTGTGCGAATAGCAGGCGTGAATCTGGTTGAACTGGCAGGTCGAACTCTGGCCGTCGAGGCAGATGCCGTGCCCGGCGTTACCGTAGGCTTCCACGCCGTCGATGTAATTGCACGCACCGTGAATGACCAGACCGCTGCCGCCGCTTTGACTGTTGCCATTGACAGCGAGACCGAGAATCTGATTGTTGTTGCCCGTGACCGTGAGGCCGTCCACGCCGGCTATCTTCTTGAGAATGGCTCCCTTGGGACCGGTCAGCGATTGCCCGCTGTTGGCCAGCGTCAGGCCGCTGCCCACCGCATAGGACCCGGCCGGGAAGTACACCGGCAGACCGGTATTGATCGCGGCCTGGATCGCCGCGGAATCGTCCGTCGCGCCGTCCGCCACCGCGCCGTACAGCATGACGTTGGCGACCGCACGGACCGCTTGCATCAGCAGGATGGCCGGGGCGTCCACCCAGACGTTCTTCGTGCCCGCGGCGAAGTTCACCAGGCCGCCGCTGTTGCTGCTGGCGAAGACCTTATCGCGGCTGAGCGTCGTGCCCGACAGCGTGTAGGTGCCTTGACCAACTTCCCAATGCCCCGCGCCGTCGTCGATGGCGTAGAAGCAGGAGTTCGCGTCGCCGATGACCGAAAAGGCCCGGTAGCCGGACACCGCGCCCGCAAGCGTCAAGGTGCCGGTGCCGGTCGTGGTCGTGGTTTCCTGGATGCGGTCCGCGAGTAACAGCGTCATGGTCAATCTCCCCTAGCCCAGGATGCCCGCCCCGTCGTCCCACGCCGCAAGGGTCGCCCAGCCGGCCGCAGCCGGATTGATCGACCCGAAGAAGAAGCGGTTGTAGGGGCCCATCGTAAAGCCGCCCGGCTGCCACCCGTAGCCCCACTCGCCAAGCTCCAGCCAGTTGTGCCCGTTGTCGGAAACGCAAAAGTGGACGTTGCCGCTGCCCGAGTACCAGATTCGCAGCCACATCCAATCGAGCCAGGGCACGTCGCAAGGCGAAAGCGTGTCGTTGGGGTGGTAGTTCGCGCCCCCGTCCCACCAGTTGATATGGCAGGAGTGCTCGAACTGGCGGTAATTGAAGGCCCATGCCTGGTTGTTGGCGTCCATCAGGCCAATCGAGGCCCCGGCCCACACCAAGGCGTTCTGCGTCGTCACGCCGCGAACCGCCGTCGTCAAGGTCCAGGACGAGGTGGTGATCGGCCGGGTCAGGAGCGAATTGACGAGCCCGGTCTGTTGCAGCAGGATGGAACCGCCGTCGTCCATCGCTATCGCGTTGTTGCTGCCGAAGGTGAAGAGCGTGAAATCGGCGGCGTGCAAAAGGTTCTGGTTCGCGTCGATGATGCGGAACGGCGGCCGGAGGCTGTCGAACAAGGGGTCGTTGTCCCGCATGTACTGCTGGAAACCGCCCTCCGTCAACACTTGCGTCACGGTGGCACCGCCGGCATGGTAAGCCGCCGTCGTGCCCTCTTGTCCGCGCACCACGGTCAAGGTGTTCGCCGTGCGCGCGGTGCAGAGCATGATCTCGTCGTCAACCCGCACGCGGAAGTTCCCCGAGGCCGCGAAGACCGTCCCGGCCACGACCGCCAGCGTCGTGGCGGCCGTCGCCGCCGACGTGGCGAGCGTGGTCTGGGCCGTGTTACTGAACAATTCGCGGTTCATAGTCGGCTCCGCTAACTGCCCAAGAGGCCCGCGCCGTCATCCCACGCCGCCAACGTCACCCAGCCGCCGCTGGCCGGATTCATGGTGCCCCAGAAAAGGCGGTTCGGCGTACCCAGATAGGCACCCTTGCCAAAGCTGCCGACTTCCAGGAAGTTCCGGCCGTTGTCCGAAATCTGGAAATGCCAGTTGCCGTCGTTCGGATCGGTGATCCGCAGCCACATCCAGTCCCCGCAGCAGGCGTCGAAGGGCGAGACAATATCCGGCGCGACGTAGGCCCCGTTGTTCCACTTGTTGCAGTGGATCGACTTTTCGTGGGCTCGGTAATTGATCGCGCAGTAGCAGTTGTTGGTGTCCGCCACGCCGACAGAGAACGTGGACCACAGCCCGGCGTTGTTGGTAGAGACGCTGCGACCCGCGGCCGTCAGGGTCCAGGGTGAGGAACTTGGAATCGGCCGGGTCAAGTTGGCCCCCACCGGCGAGGCCATGACGATGCTGCCGCCGCAATCCACCACCGACGTGCCGGTCCCAAAATCCCACAGCGTAAAGTCCGCAGCGTGCAGGAAATTGCCGCTGGCATTGACAATCCGGTAGGGGGCTCGCAGGCTGTCGAACAACGGATCGTTGTCGCGGAGGTAGCGCTGCAAACCGCCCTGGGTGACAACCTGAGAGACATTCGTGCCGGTGCTATGGGTCGCCGCCGTCGTGCCCTCCTGGGCCCGCTGCACTGTCAAGGTGTTGCTGGAATTGAGCGTGCAAAGCACAAGCTCATGGTCGATCAGCAGCCGGAAATCACCCCCACTCGGAAACACGGAACCATCCGTGACCGTCAACGACGTGTCGCTGACTCCGGCGTCGGCGCTAAGCGTCGTCTGCGCGTCGTTCTGGAAGCACTCGCGGCGCATCGGTCGTCTCCGATCCCAAGGTCAACGAAGGAAGATCGGGTTGGACCGGGCGGCGAACCACCCGGTCCAACCCACGCGAGGGAGAATCCGTTAGGCCGTGACGGTGTACGTGACCTTCAACTGGTCGCCGTTCTGGACGGTCACGTTGCCGGCCGTGAAGGCAGCCGCCGACCACAGGACGCCGCCCGAGGCCACATGGTCGCCCTTCGTCTGGCAGCCCGTGGCCCCGCCCACGATGAACAGGCCGGCGATAGTGCCGCTGTTGGTGATGTCGAACACGGCCGTGGTGGCATTCGTGACCTGGGCCACGTTCGTGTTGACCGTGGGGGCACCCGCGCCCCAGACCGGCCGCGTGGTAGAACTGCCGCTGTTCAGGTCGTCGGTGTAGGCGGTGTTCTCCTTCCAGCCGTTGGTGCCGCCGATCTGGGCGTAGCAGTCGGTCTGGTTGTAGGCCGAGAAGTTGGCGTTGTCCACCAGGCCCATCCACCAGGCGGTGATCGGCGTGGCGGAATTGAACATCACCCCCAGGAGCCGCGACCGGCCTTCGTTGGTGATGAAGTTCGGCACCTGGTACTCGGCGATCTTCCTGCCGCCGCGCCAGTGCTCGACCACGAACCGGCCGCGGGGAGCGATGTTGTCGGCACCGGGCCGCGGGGCCCGGCACACCTGGACGCTCGCCGCCTGGCCTACGTGCAACTTGCTAATCATTGGGTCAACCCTTTCACGAGTTAAAGGAGAGGTGCCACGCCGCAACTCACGTCGCAGTTCCGTGGCAATGGACCCGGCCGTCTGGCAACGGGTTAGAGAACCGAGGTGCCACGCCGCAACTCACGTCGCAGTTCCGTGGCGATGGACCTGGCCGTCTGGCGGCCGGTGCCGCCGCCTTGGACCGTCACGTTGATGTCGCCAATGTTGGTGGTGTGGCCGCCTTGGCTGTGATACGAGGGCTTCACACCGGCGTTCATCGCGGTAAGCTGGGAAGCGAACCGGCGCGTCGTCGCCGCGCTCATTACCATTTCCCCCGGCGAGAGCATCGCCGGGATCACGTCCGTGCCGCGCGGGCGTCCACCGCCCGCCAAGAAGGCCATCCCGCCGTGGGCGGCCGTCATCGGGCCTTCCTCGGCCTGCGGCGGCTGGACAGTGGCCGCCGCCGCAGCCAACTCCGACATGGCATCCGCAGCCGACTCGATGGCCGATTGGAACGTGGCCATCGCGCTGTTGGCCTGGTTGATGGCCCCGGTGGTCTCGGAAAACTGATTGGTAATGTCCTGGACCTGCTTGCCGGAATCGGGAAACGCCTGCTTCAGGCGGTCGATGCCCTCGGTGGCCCCCTTCATCTGCTGATCCAGGTTGGGATATTTCGACTGGACGCCTCGAATCCGTTCCGCGTAGTCGAACATCTCCTTGAGGGTCTTGAGGTTCGCTTCCGTGCGGTCGAAGTTCAAGTCGAGGGACCAGGGCAGGTTCTTCTTCAACTCCTGGGTCTTCGCCACCAGGTCGTCGAGCGCCTTGGGCTCGATCTTCAGAGGATGCTTCTGCATCTCCAGGATCGCTTCATTGATCTCGCGGAAGCTCGTGACCGCCGCCTGCAAGTCCGCCCTGCCCGTGGTGCCGAACACGCCCGTGAGCATATTCAAGCCGACCTTCGTGGCCTGCCACGCGCCGACGGAGCCCTCCTGCTGGACGGCCATGTTGGCGGTGATCTGCCGCTGCCGGCTTTCGATCTGCGCCAAGGCGTCGCGCTGCTGGTCGTAGGCTTCCTGGACCGCCCGGGCCGCTTGTGCCTGCTGCCGCGGATAGTTCTCGGCGGCCTTGAACTGCTCCTCGATGGTCTTGCCGATCAGCTTGGCGTGGTCGCCACCCACGAAGACATCCAAGTTGATCCGGCCCAGGCCCGTGGTGATCCGTTCATTCAGCTTGGCCAGAGACTCGGGGGCGACAAGCAGGTCGCGGACCTCGGCCTTCGTGACGGCTCCCTCCATCGTCTCACGCATCTTGCGTTTCATGGCGTCGAAGTTCAGCCAGTCGGACATCTCCCACTTCTTGCTGGCGAACATCAGACCTTGGAACTCCTGGATGGCCGCCTTCGTCTTCGCAATGGCCTGCTCGCGGTCCGGTCCGGCAAGAGGCTGATTCTTCTTGTCGAACAGGTCCATGTCCTTGGAGATTTCCTTGGCCAGCTCACGCATCCGCGTGACAGTCCGCTCCTCGTCGGCCGCGGCGTCCGCCGCCGCCTTGGCCTGCTTTTGCTTGGAGGCCCGCAAGCCTTCGTTGGCGGCAAGCTCGCTTTCCAGGACACGCTCGATCGCCGCCTCGGCATCCTGTTGCCCGAGGGTGTCATGCCGGCGCTGGGCAATCTGCATCGACTCCTGCGCGTAGGCTTGGGCCCGCTTGTAGATGCTCTGGGCCACGTCGATGTCCTGCGGCGTCTTGGCCTTGGACATCATCTCCTCGGCCTGGCTCGCCAGCGTGAAAGCCTGGCCGGCGAAATCCTTCTGCTGTTCCCAGGTGCTCTTCCACTGGCTCTCGTACCAGCGGAAGCGGGTGTCCGCCAGGGTGCCGGCAATCTCCGTGCCCCGCTTCATCGAATCCGAAATGGCGCGGTCGGCTTCATTGGCCAGGTTGCGGAGGACGTGGACCTCCTTCTCGGCTTCGTCCACGATCTTCAACATGGTGGCGTGCGAGTCGTCCGTCAGGCGCTTGTTGTCCACCTGGGTCTCGTCCACCATCTTGAAGTAGTCTCTGCGGCGCTCGGTCAGGGCTTGCTCGGCCCGCTGCACGACGGCCTGGTTGGCACGGTCCTCCTCCTCGATGCGCCGCTGGTTGACCTGCTGAATCGCGCTCAGCCGGTCGGATTCCGCCTTGCGGAACTCCTCTTCGGCCTGCCGGATGCCCTGAATGATCCGCGTGTTGGCGAAGTCGAAGGCACCGTATGCCAACATTGCCACCATGAGACCGTTGATCGCCAAGCCCAGTGGACCAAGCCCCAAAGTGGCCAAGCGAGCCGACATGGCCATCGAACCCAGGGCGACTGCAAAGCCGCCGAACGCCGTCACGCCAAGCCCCAGAACGGGGATCAAGGCTTTCACGGCCGCGCCGACCGCATCCGCGCCTCCGACGACGCCCAGAAACTTGTCCGTGGCCTCGACAATCGCCGCGCCCAGGTCCGTGGTGAGGAACGTCTTGAACTTGTTCAACTCCGCGAGCGTTTTCTGGGCGTCGCTCTCGATGAACAGCTTGTACTTCTCATTGAAGGTGGCAACGCTCATTTCGCGGAGGTGCTGAACGGCGTCCGCCGTCCGCTTTCCGCTGTCGTCCGTCTCGCGCAAGGCCCCGCTGATCGCCCGCACGTTGGGGATCAGGCGGGCGAAAGCCGCCATGTTCTCGTCGGTGCTCTGTCGCAGCTTGACCAAGGCCCCTTCGAGCCCCAGGGCCGCGATCATCTGCGGGCCGGACTCGTAGCCCAGATCGTGCAATTCCTTCTTCAAGTCCTGCGAAGGTTTTATGAGGGCCATCATGGCGGAACGCAGCGCCGTGGCGGCTTCGGCCGGCTTGACGCCGGAGACGGTCAGCGTGACCATCATGGCGTTCAGCTCGTCGAGGCTTACGCCCAGCTCACTCGACACGGCCGTCACGCGGCCCAGCACCGAGGCCAACTCCTCGCCCCGCACCCGGCCAATCTGGATTGTGGCAAAGAACTTCGCGGCCACCTGCTCGGCTTGGCTGGACTGCATGTGGTAGGCGTTGAGAGTGCCCGCAATCAGGTTGACCGCCTGCCCGGCATCCATGACGGCCACTTTCGACAGCTTGAAGGCCGCCGTCAGCACGTCCGTCTGTTGCGCGGCGGACGCGAATTGGTTGGAAATGGCCTGATACTGTGCCTCGGCCACCTGCGCCAGCGGGATGTTGAACTCCCGGGACAGATTGGCCACACTATGCGAAATCATGTCCAGGCTGTTGCTGACGCCGGGGGAGATCGACTGGATTTCAGCGATCCGCGTCATAAATTGCAGATTGCTGTCGAACGCCTCGTGCATCATGTCGCGCAGGGCGCTCATGGCCCGCACGATGGCCTGCGTCATCACGACCCGGCTCAGCGTTTCCCAGGACACGACGAACTTGGCCGCCGCCCGGTCGGCCTCTTCGATCGAGGAGGCATCGACTTCGGGCTTGATCTTCTTGCCCTTGGCGGCCCCGCCGGGCGTCTGCTCGCCGGCCCCGGGGCCGGCCGCGACTTGGCCGGCAGCCCCGGACGCCTGTTGCTGCTGTTGGGCGGAGAAGGCCGCTTGGAGCTTCGACATGGCGGCGGCAGCCGAAGCCGCGCCGGAGGCAATGTCCTTGAGGACCTGGACCGTCTCGCGGCCGTGCTCGTTCCACACGGACATGGACTCGGCCACGCGGCTCAACTGCGCGTCGAAGCCGCTCAAGGCTTGGTCCATCTTGGCCAGCGCCTCAAGGCCGGCGGAGGCGTCGAAGCCTAGCTGTTGAACGATTTCATCAGCCATTACCGCACCTTGATCTTCATGGACTTCAAGCACTCGAACGGATTCGGCAGCCGCACCCCCTCAGCAAACTTGCGGAACGCCGCTTTCCCTTTTCCCTGGAAGTCGTAGGGGCCGGGCTTCTTGAGGTGGAAGCCCCATTGCGTGGCGTCGAAATACTCGTTGATAATCAGCCAGGGCAGCGTCGTCTGGTACTGGAAGACGTACCGCCCCCTCGCCTCGTCGGTCTCCAGGGAACCACTGCTTTCCGCGATGCCGCGGCCAATGCGGCTCGGGGCCACGGGGAAAATCGGGATGTTGTACTCGACGTTGCGGGCCAGCGCCAGAAAAGTCGCCCGCGATGCACCGCTCCACACCGGCACCTCCGCGAGCACGGTCGCTTCCAACCACTGCACGATCGCCTGGGCCAGGGCCTCGCGCAGATGCTTGTCCAGCGTCCGGCGGTACTTCTCCATGTCGATGCTCAGCGCGGTGAACGTGCCGGTGAACTTCATGGTCAGGACCCTCCGCCGTCTTCCGCACGGGGCCTCCTTGCCCCCATCAAGAGAGCTTCCCGCTCAGCCTCGTCGTAAGCGCGCGTCTGGTCGAAGGCCACGATCAGGGCTTGCGTCTGAACGTCGCAATCGTCCCAGGCCCGCTTGACGCCGGGCGGAAGAACGCCTAGGCGCTCGCAGGAGCACCAGACGGCGTACTCTGCGGTCCGGTGGGGAGGCCAGAGGATGCGGGCTTCGGTTCCTGACCAGCAAGAAAAACCTCGCGGGCCTTCTTCAGCTTGGTCTCGTCGAGGCAGTTGGCCTCCAGGACGAGATTCATCACCCGCTGGCACTCGATGTCGCTCAGGCCGCCCTCGCGCAGGTCCGTGGACCAGTTCTTCCAAGTGCTGGGGTCGGCCACGTTGACCGTATCCCATTCGACTTGGCTCGGTTCCAGCGATTTGACGATCATGTAGCCGAGCCGGGTCCGGCCCCATTCGACCATGACCTGCTGATAGGTCGGGTCGTCGGGCATCGGCACCCAGCCATCGCGGGTCATCTTGCCCGGAGGGGTCGGCCGCGGGCACAGGGCCTCGAACTCGTCCATGCTGGGAACGGGTTGGGCGCGGAAGACGATCTGCTGGTCGCCGCGGGGCAGGACCAGGAACACTTCGGTAGGCAGGCTCTTGGGATCGACGCCGCCGATCTTCATTGGATCTTCTCCCTCGTTAAAGAACACAGGAATCGGCAGCGCCGGCACCAGTGCCGGCGCTGGAAAGCCAATCGGCTGATTGGCAAAACCGGCCATTTCAGAAAGGCGGCCGGGGAGTCGTTACACGTTGTCGCAGTCCGTGCCGCGGTAGGTGGTCGGCTCCTTGGCCAAGCACTTGCCGGTGAGCACGATGGTCGCCGCGTTGTAGTTGATCTCGCGGGTCTCGGCACGGAACATCGGGAACACGTTCGTCTCCCGGTTGACCGGAGCGCACGGCGGGTTGTACTCGCAGAGCACGTCCACGCAGTAGGGCTCGCAGGCGTCGGGCGAGGAACTGACCCACTCGGCGGCACTGTTGACGCCCTTCAAGGCGTCCATCGGGCACACCGCCTCGCCGGTGCCGTTGGTGATGTGCTCGTACACGGCGTCCACCTTCACGTCCATCGGCACGTCCTTGGACTCGCGCACCGTGTCCAGCCAGCCGCGGTCCAACAGGTAGGTGTAGTCGCGGTGCTCGGTGTAGGTCAGGTTGCCCTCGCCGATCTTGACGTAGACCTCCTGCGACTTGAAGGTGATCGCGGCGCTGGCGGCATACGTGCCCGCGCCCAGGGGCGGCGAGAACGTGATGCTCGTGGTGCTTCCGCCGCCGGCCGTCACTGCCGCACCCGCCGCCACTTCGGCCACGGCAACCGCAGCGCCGCTGCCGGTCAGCGCCGACGTGACCGGAACCAGAAGCGGTTGCGGTGCGTGAGCCAGCGTGCCCTGGAACGTCACGGTGTAGCTGCCGGCCGTCCCGGTCACGGCGACATTTCCCGCCCCGATGCTCGCCATCGCGGTCAAGGCCGTCGCCACGGCATCCGCGGCGGCGTTGTAGGCGATGCCCGCCGTCTCGCAGCCGCCCCAAACCAGGCTGAACGTGCCGCCCGAGGCATTCTGCACCGTCACCGACTGCACCTCGTTCTGGCCGCTGCCGGTGGGTGGCGCGCCGGCCGTCGTCTCGGCGATGGCGACCGTGGCGCTGGTGCCGATCAATTCCGAGGTGTCGGCGATCAAGAGCGGCTGCGGCGCGTTGGCCAGCGAGCCTTGGAACGTCACGGTGTAGCTGCCGGGCGTCCCGGTCACGGCGATGTTCCCGGAAGCCCCCACCAGCGGAGCCAACGCTGCGGCGATGTCCGTGGGAGCGGCGTCGTAGGCCAGCTCGGTGGTCTGGCCGCTGCCCCAGAACAGCTTGAACGTGCCGCCCGTGGCGTTCTGGACCGTCACCGACTGCACTTCGTTCGCGCCGCCGGTGCCGGAGCCTTGCGTGCGGCCCGTGACTGTGTGGTTGAGCGGACTCGTTTCGCCCGCGATGTTGAAGCGAGCGCCGATCGGGACGAGTCCGGGGTTGAGGCTGTTCAGCGCCACCGTGCCAATCGACAGGGTGGTGGCACCGGCGACCGGTGCCGTCGCGGGCCCGACCGCGGACCCCTTCAGACCATCCCTCATGCGGATGGTGCAGTATTTCAGTTCGATGCGAGCCATGTCGATGGCCTCCTGTTGGTCCAACTGTTCACGGTATGTACATCACGTAGCGGGAGTCGATCATCACCTGCTTCTGCCGGTCCGTTTGATCGGTCTGCCCGAAATGAAACACGCGCACGGCGTCGTTGCGCCCGGTACGAGTCAAGAAGCAGCCCACGAGGCTGGCGTCGTCGCCTTCCTCCTTGCCCAGCCGGAGCATCGGCATCGGGTCATCCAGCCGCTCGTGGAACTTGCCGACGACCGTGATGATGTCGTACTGGTTCGCGTTGTTCTCGTACCGGCTTGTAAAGAGCAGGTTGATGTCGAGACTCACCTCGTAGTAGTCGTTGCTCAACTCCTTCGTGAAGGGGCCCGACATCCGAATCTCGACTCGCCGCGGCGCTTGCTCAAAATCCGTTGTCCGCTCGTCCAGCCCCTCCACCAATGCCGGAATCTTCAAGTCCTCGGCGAGCCGTTTCAGCACGGTCGCCACGGACGCGAAGGTCCAGCGCGCCCAATTCGGATTCACGGCCATTGGGACACCTATTTCGTTGCAGTGGGGGCGGAACACAGGGCAAGCCCGTCAGCCGCCGAGACTCGAAACTCGCTGGCGCTCTCGATGCGGCCTTTCAACTCCTTCGCAATCACGAGCCAAGCCGTGTCGTACTCGTACTCGGTGATGCTCTCGATGTCGTAGTGCCGGTCGTTGAAGACGATCCAATCGTCCTTGGCCAGCACCAGGTCGGGCGGAACATCGTGCCGGTCGATCAGGAAATGCCGGCCGCTGGTGTCGAAGCTGCTCCCCTGGATGATCGCCCGGTTCGCCGTCATCGCGCCGGCGTTCTGCCGCACCTCCCGCTGCGTCTTTGCGGGCAGCACGACCACGCGCTTGATCTTCCACTGCTTGATCTGCCAATACGTCTCGCCGGTCCGCGGGTCCGTCTGGACCTGGGCCTTGCGGCGTACAACCACGGTCGCGCCGTGCTGGCGCTTGTGGATGTACAGCGAAAGCCGCATGAAGCGGTCGTGGATCGGATTGGCCTTGCTCATGGCATCAGCCGCCTTCGGCGCATTGACGGCGCAGAGGGCATTCGCGGCCTTCCAGGACCTTTTCCACGCGCTCCATCATGGCTGTGTTCTGCGCGATCACGTCCGTGCAGCGCTCGACCATCGGCAACAGCACTTGACGCTGTTCGTCTTCCAGCTTCGAGATGCGCTTGCTCATGCGCAGTTCGCGGAGCCAGTTCTGCCAGAGGAAGAAGCCCACCACCAGCACCAGCGGCCCGTACTGCTTGAGCAGCAGCAAAAGGTCAGAGAGTTCCATGCCAGGGCCTCCGCTCGGAATCAAAAGTGAGAAAGTCCGCCTGGCCCGGATCGTTCCGGGCCAGGCGGCTCGTTACCTTGCAACAGCAGGGCTTAGCCCTGGAGGACACAGCACAGGTTGGTGTCCAGGATGGCGACCCCGGCCAGGATGTCGAGGTTGACCACCGTTCCGCCGCCCGTGATGCTGTACTGCATCGAGACCCTCATGGCGATGTCGTTGTAGACACCGACGTGAGCCAACACGCCCATCGCGTTGTTGGGGATGGCCAGCGGACGAGTGACCAGGGCGATGGCGTTGCGGTGGAACGCCATGTTCAGCGCGCCGGACGGGCCCGGATAGCACGGGTCGGCGTTGTTCAGGGCCAGTTCCAGCGGACGATCCAGGTAGACGGCCTGGTAGCCGCCGACCGGGTTCGGGTTCCCGGAGGCATCCGAGGCGTAGGACTCGATCACCGTGTAGTTCCGGCGGTTGCTGCCGGTGCCGAAGGCGACCAACTGGCCGATGGACGGCGCGTTGGTGTAGCCCTGCAACTGCACGGAGGCGACCCAACCGGCGGCGTAGCTGCCGGCCACGGAGCACGCCTTGTAGCAGGCGTACTGGGCACCGGCCTGCGTGGCGTACTTGTTCGCCTCGTTGAGGGTCACGGTGCTGTGGTCGGTGGCGACCGCGGTGACGTAGGTCGGCTGGTCGTTGCCGGCCACGACGAGGAACTCGCCGACCGCCGGGTTGTGGGCCGTGTCCACGGTCACGGCCTGCGCGCCGCTGCCCGCAGCGGCCAGGGCGTTGGTGACGGTGCCGAACGACACGTCGCAACTGGTCTGCTGAACGGCATTGACGTTCTGGTCCATGTACGTGTCGAAACCGAGGATGCGACCGAGGGTGGCGCTTTCCAACGCCGTCCCGAAGTCGCCGCGCTGCTGGGCCGCGATGAACAGCTCGTTCTTCAACAGGGCCGTCTCGCTGATCGGGGCCAACACGAGGTTGCGCCCTTCCAGCGGGGCCTTGTTGACGTTGAGCTGCTCGCGGGCCTCCAGCACGAAGTCCTTGCTGTTGTCCGCGGCCAGGTTGTTCAGCCGGCCGACCCGCTGGGTCGGGCTGCCCAGGAACCCGTGGACGCGGCCCAGGACGGCCCGGTCCACCGAACGGGCAATCGTCATCATGCCCGGCCGGAGGTAGATGTCCACCAGGTCTTGGAACGACTTGCTGGCCTCGCCGTCCTTGATGGTGAAGCTGGTGTAGAACCACTGGTCCAAGGGCACCTGGACGTTCGTGGCCGAAGCGTCCTGGTTCTGGAGCGTGGTGCCGTCCTGCTTGCGGCGAATCTGGAACGTGCCGGGCCGGCGGGTGTTCACCACGTCGCCGAACTGCCGGATTTCGTTCTCGAAGTCGCGGTGGACCAGGTTGGCGATGACCATGTTCTCCTGGAGGATCGCCAAGCCTTCCGCGGCCCACAGCTCGGGAACGAAGGCGGTGTTGTCGTTGTCGTAGCAAGCGACCACCGCGGGGGAGAGGTACAACGGATTCATCGTTGAAACTCCATGTTGGTGTCAATCAGAGAAGCGCAAGACACCGCGACGTGCGGCGTCCCGAACGACGAACCCCTGACGGAACGCGCTAGCGGCGCGACCCTTTCTGCGGACGGAGCCCGAGCAACTCAGGGTTCTTTGCCCGAAGCTCCATGTACTGCTGTTGGGTCAGCTTCCGCGGATCGACTTTGCCGCCGCCTCCCGACGCAAGGCCGCCGGTTGCCGCACTCGACCCGATGCCGCTGACGACGCCGGACTTGAAGAGGTTGCCGTAGGTCTGCGGCAACTCCTTCATCCGCTTCACAGCGCTCTCGGGCGTGTGCAGGGTCACGGTCGGCTCCCCGGTGTTCGGATCGGTGTCCGGGAAGTCCACCACGACCTTGAATTTCCCCGTGCCCTTGCCCGTCTTCTCGTCCGTGATCTCGGTCAAGCGGGTCATGGGGCGCAACACGGACATGACCGTGTTGGTGTTGAACGCATCGCCGCCGACGGCCGCATCCATCAAGGCCCGCTCGACCGTGCCCTCACGGTAGCGCTGTTCCCACACCTCGCGGGCCTTCTTCTCGTCCGTCAACTGCTTCGTGTACTGCTCTTCGAGCTGCTTCCGCTCGTGGGCCAACTGCTGTTCCTTCGTCCGCGTCTCCTTCCGCATGTCTTCCAACTGCTGGGCCAACTGCTCGCGCTCTTGGATGGTCAGGTTCTTCGACGCCGACACCTCCTCAAGCATCTTCTCGACCCGCTGAAGCTGCGCCTGGTGCTTCCGCTTGTCCTCCGCGAGGTAGCGGTTCAGGTCGTCCTGGGTGAAGCGGGTCTCGCCCGCACCGGCACCCGCGCCTCCGCTTGCGCCGGCCGCGGCACCGGCCCCGGTCCCGGCACCTGCGCCGGCTGCCGCGCCCGCGCCTGCGCCCGCACCGGCTCCCGCGCCGGCACCGTCGCCACCCTCGCCGTCGAAACAAGCCACCACCGCACGCGACAAATAGAGAGACTGCATCGCTGTTCTCACACCCACGATTGAGGTGCAGACGCCGAACGTCGTGGTCCGCAGGCGTCTCAAAGCCACGGCCTTAGAATGGGTCGCCGTGTTGGCCCAGCATTGGAGCCCGGCACACGCCAGGCTACGAAACTCGGGACAATCGCACGGCCTGGTCGTCGCGCAGAAACGGCTTCAAGAGCGACCAGGCCAAGGGATTCGGCACCAGGTTAATCAGGTGCTCGATCGGCACCATGCTCCGCTCGTAGTGCGTCCGCACCTCGGCGTAGCCTTGGGCCGTCACCGTCAAGTTCTCCAACTCCATTTGCGGGTCCACGCCATCCAACAGACTGTAGGCCAATTCGTACTCGGCCATGCGGATGGCGTCCGGGATCGTCGTGTCCGAGCCGCGCGGGAACTCCAACGGCTGACTCGCTTCGGCGGCGCGTTCCCCCTGCCGATATTGCTGTTCGCTGCGCCAGTCAACCGCATCATCGGTCGGATCGCGCCACGGAGGGGGCGTTTGCTGGCGGTACACCCAGACCGCGTGCTTGTCCCCCTTGAACGCAAGGTTGTCGATCAGCCGGCGGGCCGACAACAGGGCCTTGTTCTGTTCCGTGGGGCACGCATCGTCCCAGGCGTCCGAATGCAGGCGGCCGGCGAAGTAGGCGTTGGCCTCGTCGAGGCTGCCGTAGATGTCCGCGTTGATCGCCATTGCTACGCCTGCCCTAAAGCCCTCGACCCTACCTCGTGACAGCCACACACCAGCGCCGCTACACCCCTATCCACGCAAGGTCCTGATTGGCACTCCTGGAGACCACATACACCTGCGTGGGGTCGTCCACCGGCAAATCAATCGCATGTCCGGGCAAAAGCGGCATCCCACCGGTAGCTGCCGAATCCGCCGTGACACTGCGCCTTCCGACATAGATCACGTCCGTGTTCGGCACCGGATCATTGGGACCCGGAGCCCGAAGGAGAACGCCGCGAACGAACTTGAAAGTCAGTGTTGTCAACGGCATCGGCGTGGTGCCAACCACGGTATGCCCGTGCGCCAGCCTGTTGGACGGCGATGTTTCTTTGACTTCCCACATGGCTACTCGCCCTCTTGCTGATTGTGCTTGCCCTTGCCACGGACAGGCGGCTTTGTCGTGTCTTTCAGCGTGGTATCGCGGCTGGCCGCCTTCTCTTCCTTGCCCGCGCTGGAATTCGCCGAAAGATCACGGACGCCGCGGGCCCCGGCATCACTGTTCATGTCCCCGGCGACCTCGTTCAGGGCCGTCGATTCGGAGCCGGCCCACTTCTCCGTGGCCGGATCGCGGCTTGTGGCCCCGGTGGTCTGCGAACCCAATTGGCCGCCCTTCTGCTGGGCTTGCAGAATCCGAATCGCCCTCGCGGCATGGTCGGCCCGGGCCTGGATGTGCTCGTCGTCGTTGAAGCCCAGGGCCATCGAGCCGGTCTTCTCGCCGCACAGGCCGGCCTCGACCGCCGCAATGATGGTCGTTGGGTCGCTGGTGGCGTAGGGGGCCTTGTCGATCTCGTCGAAGATAGCCTGAATGTCGCCGACGCTGATCTTGCCGCCCAACAGGGCCAACACGATGTTCTTGGCCAACTCGCGCTTGACCTTCTGCCCCGGCACGGCGTACATCAGCTTGACCAGGCTTTGGGCCTCCGCAATCCGGTCGGAATCCGTCTTGAGGCTGTAGCGGTCGGGATACTTGATGGTGGCGACGTTCCGTTTGGCCGCATCACGCTCTTCGTAGGCCGCCCAAAACTCGGCGACCTGCCGCTCGGCGGCCTCCAACACCAAGCCGATGTAGGACAGCCCCGCTTCGAGCCCCTGGTTGTCCATCGACTTCGATTCCGCCGTGGCCCGGTTCGCCGTGTCGGCCACCGCCAGATGAATCAGCTTGCGGATGTCGTCTTCCAGCTTGGCTTGCAGGTCCATCGAAGCCTTCAAGGGCTCGCTCGACGGATTGATGAACGCGGGCTGATTCGCCTTCAAGTCGTAGGTCCGGCCTTGCGTGACGCCGACCTTGATGTCGCTGTCGGCGGCTGCCTGGCCGCCCGTCGTCGCCGTGCCGTCCTCGCCCACCGCGTTCTTCAAGTGGCTGCCGGTGGCGCGCTGGTCCCTCTGCTCGACATAGAAGGGGAAGTTGGCCTTCAGGGCGTAGTTGATGTCGCTGGACCCCAGGTTCAGCAAGGCGATCTGGTGGTTCACCACGTCCTTAATCATGCTGTCGCCGATGTCCAACAGCACGAAGGGGATGCGGGTCAACTCCAACTCCACGGCCCCGGCCGGATTCCCCTCGCGGTCGATGGGATTGCCGGCGGTGTCCAGGAATTGCAGGTTGACCTTGCCCGTGTCACGGTCGATCCACAACATGCGGAACCGCTCGACGGTGGTGGTCGGCAGGTAGGTCCGCTGGTCGAAGTTGAGCACCACGTCGCGGAGCAAGAGCGCCTGGAACGTGGACGGTTCATCCGGCTTGGCGCAGGTCCAGCTCAGGATGTCTTCGATGGGATAGAAGTACAGGTACGGCCGGTAGTTCTGCACGTCCGCCAAGGTGGCGTTGCCGGGGACCAGCGGGGAATCCACGTAGACGCCCACGCGGCCCATAATGAGCAGCTCGGTCAGCACCTTGATGCCCAGGAAGCCGTTCATCGTGTTGCCGCGAAGATCGACGCCCAGGTCCAGGCCGTTGACGGCACGCTGGTAGGCCGCCGTGCCGCCGCGCCGGGTCGTGTCCTTGAGCCGCTGGAAAATGGCGTTGCGCACGTCGTCGATCGCCACGCGGGCATAGGTGGGGATCGGCGTCATGTTCAGGCGGCTCTGGAACTCCGGCTCGCTTTCCCGCCCGGAGAACTTCTGGAGGAACAGCTTGCGGAAGTATTCGCCGCCGTTGTAGCAGATGCGCCACTTCCGCCAGTCCAGCAGGCTGCTGAGGTAGCTCGGGTGTCTGACTTCGACGATGTTGGTGATGTACTGGACAACCACGAGCGTATCTCCCCGTCAACCGAGCAATGCTAAAGCACACTGAGCCGGGCTAATCACACCAGAGACCGCCCAAGGCGAGATTGACCACTGAGAGAGTGGCGTCACCGCCCACAACGAGAATCCCCGTTGTCGCGCCGACCGGTACGCCGCTGCGCACGTCGCTTGCCCCGGGCACATGGCAGCTACCCGCCAAAGTGTCCGCGACCCCGTACAACGTGCCGAACCGCACGTCGGCCGCAGCAGGAACAACGATCTGTGGCCCGGGAAAATAATTGATCGGAAACATGGCGCTAGCTCCCGATTGCGCTGGCCGTCCGTGCGCCGGTCGCCTTGTTGAAAGTGACGCTCAGCGCCAACGTCGTTCCGTCCTGCGCGAGGAAATTGGCGGTGCAGGTTCCGTCGCCGTTGTCGGTGACTGTCAGTTTTCCTCCGGCCACGGCCAGCAATGCTCGCGTGAAACGCGACCAGGAAACACCGTCCAGGGTGAGGCCCGTCACGGCATCCGTCACGGCGTCCGCGACCTGCGACTGATTGAGCGGGTCGATCACCAGGTCGCAGATGTACAGAGCGAGGCTGCTCGGCGACGGATACGAGGCGTAAATGGCCGACACCGTGCTGTCGTCGATCAAGACAAGCTCGCCATACTGATCTCCATTCGGCGGAGTGAGCCACTGCACGGCATACCAGGTCTGCTGCTCGTCCCAACTGACTGCCAGCAATGTACTCGTGGTCTGGCTCGGGCCCGCCAGCGGCAGCATCGCACGGGTCAGGAGAAGCGAGACGCCGCTGGGAGTGCGCACGACCGCGGGTTTCCCGCCATGCCCGACATAGAACGCACGCCGGGGGCCGACCCAGGTGGCCCCGAGATCGGGGCTGGATGCCCGCCAAATCGTCCCGCTGCTGTCACTGCGGATCAGCGCGACAATCTCGCCACCCGGCAGCAAGGTAAGCTCCGTCTCACTCATCTCCTGCCCCATCGCTGGGCCGTTTGCAACCGTCGCCCCAAGCGTCCAGGTGGTGTAGGGGGCGACAGCGTGTATTACGCACACGCTATCGGTTGCGTCGGTCCCGGCCGCAGTCAGGCCGCCGTTGATTGCCAACAGCAGCGACCCATCCGGCAACTGGAGAGCACGGTTGTTCGCCGACACGGCGTTGGAGCCACTGGCGAGTGGGTAAAGCGCGATCTGACTGCCACTCTGAGGAACCCAAGTCGGAGCCGCGGGCGGCGTGGCAGTGTTCATCGCGTGGTAGATCGTCACCAGCGTGCCCAAGGAAAGCGTGTTCGTGCTCGCATTCCATGTTGCCACGCAGCCGAGGATGGCGGTGTGTGCATACGTGGGCAGGGCGTCGTATGCCTTCCAATGCAACCAAATCTGACCGGTCAGATTCCCGTTCGTGTCACGTAGCGGAGTGGCTTCCACGTCGGACGCCACGCCGAACGGGCTCGACGGCGTGTAGAAGCACACCGGGCCGCTCCATGTCCCATCAAGCCCGCGCCGCTGATAGTACAGGGAGCCGAAGCCCTCGTTGTTCATGGTCGTGTTCGACGAGTACAACACCAGGCGCGAACCATCGGGCAGAAGGCAGTACGTCGGCTCACTGTTCCAATTCGTTCCCAAGGCCGGCTGGCTGGGCACTTGACTCGGAGCGCTGATCGTCAGCGGCGAAGCGCCGTTGGGCAACCAGGCGGATTCAATGCAGATCGCGTCGAGCGGCTGGGTCTGAGTCACGCCGCCGACCGCGTAAGTGGCCACCGGGAAAACCATGTCGCCCGGCAAGTAACTCTGCGGATACGGCCTCGTGGCCGAGGCATACGGCGCAGTCGCCGTGATGCGGTAGATGCCGGTCGCCAAATGCTGCACGGAGAAGTTGCCGTTGCTCAGCGCCAGCGCGTCAACCGCCCCATCGTGCCAGACCGCGATGGTCACACCGCCGTCTACGTCGCACAAGGCGTTCGTAGCCGGATCATAGACCCAAAGCGTGTAGTCGTACTGGTCGCCAATGCGCAAGCTCTGGATCGCCCGGCTGCCTGCGCCTCCCGCCGCACCCGTGGGAATCGGATTCCCATTGCGGTTGTCCGCCCCTTGGAGGGTGAAATGCGTGCCATCCCAATGCCCGAAGTACGAGGCGACCAACACATCGGACACGGCAGCCGTTTCGCCAGCCTGGGCGTAGAGGTCCACCCAGTACCAGCCGGCAACCATCACGCCGCCAATCGCCGGCAGCGAGCCGATGTAGAAGTATCCGCCAGCCGGCGTCTCTGCCAGGGGCAGGCCGTAATTCGCCCAGTTTGCGACCGTCAGTGTCTCGAAGGCGAGCGTGCTGGCATTCCAGCGCTGGCCGCTGACCTGGCGCATCACGGCGTACAGGGTCGCCCCGGTTGCCCGATAAGGATGGTTGATCTCGTTCGCCATATCAGTAAGTCCCCGTGCGGACGCCGAAGGTTGGATGGACGAAGTACACGCCTACGGTGGCATCGACGTTGACGCCGACGCGCACGTCACCGGCGGCTGGAATGTAAGCCGATCCGGTGTGAGCCGTGCCGCCCGCGCCGTATTGCGTACCGTGCCGCACGTCGGTCGTGGCGGCCTCTGTCACGGTCCCAGTCGTTGGGCTGGCTGGATCGCCGTAAGAAGCAGTCGTCAAGGCTTCACTGGCCGGGCAGTCGGCACGGGTGCCCAGCACGCCGTCACCCCGATCAACGCCGGAAAGCACTTCATTCGCCGGGGGCAGCGATGCGATCACTGTCTGACCGAAGAAGTTCGGATCGTAGAAAAGCCTCTTCGGGCTGGCGTTGCTGTAGACAATCAGGGCGGCCGCGCCGTCTGAATTCCACTTGGGGAACGCAATGTTCGTGCCGCCGGCCGTTGTCCCTATCAAAGTGCCCGGTAATACCGGGTCTACCAGCAAGCCCGTGGCCAACGTGGAAGCGTTGATCGGCGTCTTACTCCGATAGAAGCGGAGCGAGTTGCGGAACCCGGAGGGCTCGGCCGTCGGATTCGGCCCGAGAATCCAAAGATAGCCGCCCACCACCTGGAGGTTCAAAGGCGTGTTCGAGGACCACACCGGGCTCCGTATCTGCACGCCGCTGGAATACGACCCGTCTAGCTGAGTGAAGGCACTCCAGGTCGCACCGCCATCCGTTGAATACGAATAGGGGGCAAACAAGTAGTTGCCTGCCTCCGTCACTACCAGCAACGTGCCATCGTCGGCCTCGGCCAGCGTCAACTCGTAAAGGGTACTCACGCCGGAGCCGTAAGACGGCGTAACCAACGTCAGGCTCCAATCGCTGGCGAGCACCGGCTGGCTCTTGTCGGCCGCATTTCCATTGCTGCTGATCGACTTGTAGATGCACATTTGGAACGATGATCCCGTACCATACGTGCCGACGGCGATCCAGCATTGCTGGTGCGCACTCCAGATCACATCCGTGATGACTACGCTGCCCACGACCTGGCCGGATATGGTGGCCTCTGCCGACCACGTTACGCCACCATCCGTAGACAAGGTTTGTACGAGATCGCTGACGACCGTGGGTGTGGTCTGCCACACTCGCTCAGCCAACACGAGCAGCGTGTTGCCGCGCCCGATCAGTCGGCCGGCCTGCAACGCCCACTGTACCGGAATGAGCACACCGCTCGCTGGCACGACCGTCGCCGTCAGTTGCTCCACAAGTCCCCACGCCGACGCATTCCCGCCGCCATACGTCCCCGCCGCGGGATCAATGATCGCGGACCAGCCCGCGTAGCCGCCAATGGTGGTCAACAGGGTCGTCAGCGTCGTCGAAGTTCCAAGTGTGATCTGTGCTACGCGATGGCCAGTGTCAGTCCCGTCCACGAAGAGATTCAGGTAGCGCGTCGCCGCCACCGCGCTGTTGGTGATCGTGTAATAGCCGGTATGTCCCGCGCTGTTGTAGCTAAGCTGAATACCCGGCTGCGTCTTCAACGGGAACACCAGCGCCGGCGGACTCCAGGCACTACATGCCGGATTCAGCGCGCGATACAGATTCACCCGGGCGTCGCCCAGTTGGGACGTGAGCCCCTCGCAACACGCGACCACAACCGTGCCCGAGGCTGTCCGCGCCGCACCCATCATGCGATTCGCACCGCTGACCCAATACGGAATGGGTGTGTTCGCTGCCGAATGATAGAGCGAGGTAATCGGGCTAAGAACCTTGTGGCGCGATAAGATCGCCGGATCAAACGGGGGCTCCGTTTGTCCCTGACCATTCGGCTGATAGGTCGTGTCCTGGCCCCACAACTGGTCCACGACATGGACGTAGCAGGCAGCTTCCGCCGAACTCGCCACCAGGAAGGCCGTAATCGGCACCGTGCCGCCGGGCAACGAGCACTGGCCGACACCCATGCAGAACCAATCCGGGCTGTCCACGTCGCAAAGCCATTGCGACTGGACCCATGCCTCGCACCACCACAAGTCCGCAACCGGGCTGCCGCTATCGTTCAGTACCGGACCGCGAATGACCAATGCCACCCCCACTTCCTCCTTGAAAGTGGCACCACTCACGGCTAGAAGCGGATTGACCAACTCACCGGGAAGTGCCGTGCCACTCGTGTCCGCAGTCGTGACGGCCATCGCCATCGCAACCGCGGTCCCCGAGGAATTGGTTTGGAGCGAGGTGGCAGCACCGCCAATGCACACTGAGAACAGCCCGGCTCCCGTGCTGCCGGGGTTCGTGCCCAGCGCGGCGTAACCCGTCGAGTTTGCCAAAACGACGTTCACGCCAACCGGCATTTCCTGCCAGTAGAGCGTCCGAAGACTCACGTAAGGGCCGTTCGTCGTATCAATGGCCTGGTAGGTCGGTGTCCCCGCCGAGGCCCCAGGATACGCGCAGCCCCCAATCGAAAGCGTGCCGCCGGCCGCCGTCTGGCCGATCTTGAGGGAGTAGTTGTCCAAGGCGCGCGACGGGTTGGAAGAGCCCAAGGCGTCCATCTGCAAGGTGCCAATCAAGCCTGCCTTGGTGGCAGCCGCCCCGGCGGCTCCACTCAGGCTGCCGGCTAGGTATGTGTCTTGATACCAGACGGACATTGGCTCGACTCCCTATAAGACTCCGCTGATGTTCGTGCCGCCGCCCATGACCGCCGCAAACGTCAACGCGATGTCGGCGTAGACCAGCGAATGGGCGTAGTGGTCGGGGCCGGTCTCGACGTAGACCGCCTCGGGATTGCCGTGTTCATCCTTCTCGTAGGTCCGCACCAGGTTCTTCAGGTGCTCGCGGTACTCCACGGAAACGTCGCACGGCAGTTGGATTCGCGTGGGATTCGCCTTGAAGCGGCCGAGCGTGCAGCTCAGCCAGTTCGTGCGATCCACGGTCGCCATCGGCGCACCCGTGTCCTCCTCCGTGACGGCAATTTCCTTCGCCGTAATGCCCCGGCGGTAGCGGCACAGCCAAACGAAGCCATGAAACTTGCGGGCAAACCGCCGGGCGTCATTGATGTTCGGGTCGGCGTCGATCACACAGGCCAGGACTTGCCACTCCCGCATCAACTGGCCGAGGTAAGTGAAGTCGTCTTCCCGAAACCTGCCGAACCACAGCAGCTTGCCAAGAGCGGCTAGGTTGATGTCCACACGCTTGTCGCCGTCAAAGAACCACTCCACGACCGAGATGTAGCCGGTCTTGCCCTGGTCCACGCCCATCGTGATGCAGCGCCGGCCGCCGACGAGCGGCCGTAGATCGGCGATGCTGTGCTTCCGCACGGCGTTGTCGATCATCGCATCCGTGACCTGGGCGTTCTCGCCGATGAACGGCACACCCAGCTTGGAGTTGTGAAACTCCTTGTTCGCTACCTCGTCGCCCTGCCCGCGAAAGTAAGCGATGGCAATCTCGCCGGGTGAGACCGTGGACGAGTAGAGTTGGTTGGCGTAAAAGCCACGGGACTCCTGCGGGTCCGCTTGCGGATTCGTCACCTGCCAGAGGCCGCCGGCCAAAAACTCCGGCTTGGCCCTGTGGTCCAGCTTGTGCTTGCACTCCTTGCACTTGATGAACGACTCCTGGCAGCGCGGGTCGCTGACCGTCTCGCCGACGATCTCGACGCAATCGGGCCACACGAACTCCGTCCGCCGGCTGCAACACGGGCACTTGAAGAAGAAATGCTCCTGCGTGCTCGTGAGGAACAGCTTGTGGATGCCGTACTTCGGCACGGTCGGCGTCGAAATAGCGACGACGTGCTTCTCGATCTGCCCGGACAGTCGCTCCAAGGCCAGCCAGATGGCTTTCGTGTCCATCTCGTCCAATTCGTCCAAGACCAGCTCGGAGACTGGAATGGACTTCAGGTTCGAGTCGCCGCGGCTCCCGCGGATGTAAAGGACGTTGGTGCCCGTGGACTTGAGGCCCACGGTGTTGGTGTCTACGAACAGTTGCTTGAGGTAAGGGCTGAGCTTCAGTGCGGTGGCGAAGCGGGCCTTGGAAAAGTCGCTCGCATTCAACGTCGTCGGGAGCACGTACAGCACGTCGCGCTTCAACTGGTCGAGCGTGA